TTAGAATACATGCCTGTCACGCATGGGGTCGCGGGTTCGAGTCCCGTCCGGACCGCTTCTTTTAAGTAAGAAGCAAAGAGAAATAAAATGAATTAGTCTATTAATATTTGGTGCGTTAGTTCAGTTGGTTAGAATACATGCCTGTCACGCATGGGGTCACGGGTTCGAGTCCCGTACGCACCGCGAAAGGGAGTAACATTAGTTACTCCCTTTTTTGTTGTGTATCAGGCAATTAAGGCGTTGGAAGTAGATGGAGAACATATAAAAATTGGGTGCATATTTACCGGAAACTTACCAGTATTTCCCGATTTTTACCGATATTTTCACCTATAATGATACCGCCTTTGATACCATTTTTTTATTGTAGCGATAATCAGTAGATACCAAAACTCAAAAGAATATGAAATATCCGACAATGAGATTCGTCTTTGACCGTAAAAAGGTTGCGACAAAGACACACAAGGGACTCGTTCAAATTGAAGTTTTGAGCGAAGGTAAGAGAAAATGGATCGGAACCGGCGTTAAAGTCTATTCCGACCAATGGAATGATCGAAAGAAGATAATCAATTCGGTTGAAATGATTCAATTGAACCAGTGTCTTGATGAACAACTCCGGATTATCCAAAATTGGATTAATGAACTTATCAGCAAAAAGGAAGTTTTTGATTTTGATAAGCTGGATAGATTTTTGAGATATACCAATAAATCGGAAAGTTTTGTTGACTTTGTAGAAAGAAGAATTGAAGAGCGTGGAGATATAACGGAAAGTACCAAAGCTTCCCATCGGACATTTGCGACCTCATTACGTGAATTTGACAGAATAATATATTTTTCTGATCTCACAAAAGCCAATATCACATTGTATGATGATTGGTTACATGCTAAGGGCTATTCACAGCCGACAATATATAACTATCATAAACGTAACAAACGTTATATCCACGAGGCCATAAAGTTTGATTTGCTAAAAAATGATCCGTATAAGGGGGAGCGTTTTTCCCGTGGCAAACATGCCATCAGGAAATATTTGACTGCCGAAGAATTGAAGAAAGTGAAAGATGCTCAAATAGACTCGGAAACGATCTGTAGAGTCCGTGACCTTTTTATTTTTCAGGCATATACTGGAATATCCTATGCTGATCTTGCTAAATTCAATTTCAAACGTGACGTACAAAAACGCGGCAATAAGTATGTTATATTGGATATTCGTTTAAAGACAGAAGAAAACTATTTTATCGTATTACTGTCTCCTGCAATGGAAATATTGAAAAAATATGATTATGTGCTTCCGATTATCAGTAATCAACAATACAATTTGCGGCTTAAAATAGTTGCTGATTATGCAGGGCTTGATAGAAATTTGACCGTTCACATGAGCAGGCACACATTTGCGACAATGTGCCTGAACAATGGGGTTAAAATGGAAAATGTGAGTAAAATGCTCGGTCATACAAATGTACGCACCACACAACAATATGCTAAAGTTCTGAATGCCGAAGTGGAAAAAGACTTTGAGATGCTGGAACGGATTTTGTCATAGTATAAGAGAGCCACGCTAAAATAGTTCTACCGATATTTAGCGTGGCTTGTTTCATTTAAAATACTCCATAACTTGTGCCGATTGTTCACGGAGACCACAGCAAAGATAATTTTGAGTCATTTCCACGCTTGCATGTCCCATCATTTGGCTTATTGAGTATAAATCGGCACCGCGTAAATACAAATTGGTTGCAAAACTCCGGCGTGCCGTGTGGCTTGAAACAAATTCCCATTTTTCACCTTCCACTTCCTTTCCGGCCTTGAATACTTTAACCGCCTCTGTGATTCCGGCTTTCCGGCAAATATTACGGATATTATTGTTGAATGTCGGATCAGTAACTTCTTCTTTTGGCAAATTTGTTAGTAGCTCTTTCACGATTGGCTTCAATGGCACTGTGGCATGAGTTTTAGTTTTTAGGCTGACATAAGAGATCATTCCACCCACTATATTACGGTTGTTCAACCGTGTATAGTCGCTATGACGGCAACCGGTAAAGGCTCCTATTAAAAATTGTGTGCGTACCAATTGTTCGTTGGCATTCTTGGGAACATAGGTGATAATTCGTTCAAGTTCTTCATCAGTAAGCCAAACATTAGTGCTTCTCACATTTTTTACTGAAAGGATTTTATTATAGTCTTTAGGTAGCTCAACCTCTTCATTATACAAGTTCAATACAGCTTTTAATTTGGCGGCATATTGGCGAACAGAGTTTGGTGCCAGCCGTTCTTCCATATAATCAACAAAAGTCTGCAATCGGATTTTTGAAAGATTCTCCCATGTTGCCGGGCAATCATTTGCCCGACTATACATGTTGAGTATAATTTCATATTTTGGGTATTTTGCCAAGAATGCTATGCGTAAGTCTTTCATTTTTATTTCATTTCTTTATTCCAACCATCATAAATATCTTCCCAATTATCACCTAAGCCAACCCTTATGCCGAAAGCGTTGTAACATTGTTGTACCGCTTCTTTCGGTGGTAAGTATCTCCCGTCACTTAACATTATATAGCCTTCGTTTATTTCTTGTTGTAGCAAGTTTATATCTACTGGCATAATTTCATCAGGGAACAGCACCACGTTTCCTTTACTCGTTTGATAACTGACTCTTGGTAGTTCAAAATGCCCTCTCTGCCCAGTCAATAAAGAACAGATTCCGATTTCTCCGGTAATGAGATGAACTTCCGTGTTTGGCGCATTTATAACCATAAAATAGGCGTTATCGTCATTTTGGAAATGATTTACTACTCTGCCCACCCTTTCTGTATCACATCTTCTCATTCTCTCGTCCCAAAGATGTCCCAAATCATCATGGAACCGGATATAATCTCTTACTTTATCCCATGTTCTTACAGACAGAAATTTCATAGCAGGTAGAGTAAGAGTTTTTTCTACACCATTATCATATTTAAGTTCATGGGTAAAGTAATGTTTTCGTGAGCCGGTAATGTGTATATCCGTAACATCAAAGTTTTCATCATATCCGTTTTCGGTGGAATATTCTTCAAGAACAACAATATCAGTCTGTACGATTTCATCAACTATCTTTTGAAACTCATTATAGGCATTGGTTAGCAGGTTTTCGGTATTCATGTTGTCCTGCATGGGTATTTGTGCAACAAGTCTTATTGGGTATTCATTATGTTCTGTACCGTAGCACATATTCTCCACAATACCACAATTAACCTTCCCACATCTTTCATGAAAGAAGTCCATTGTACGCAATACATCTTGGTTGCTTAATTTCGTGGGTTGGGTGACAAACAGCACATAACTTACTTTTACCCTACTAAGAAGTTCTATATGCACGTTTGTAACACTTGGAGGCGTGTCAATAAGAACATAATCCGGTTTGATAGAGTGTATTTTCTTTTTAGCCAGTTCAAGATATTGCCTTACCATTGATTTTTCCAAGTAAATAAACTTGGAAAACATATTTCCAGAAGAGTGTACCCAAATCATTTCATGCGGATGATCGCCTTCAAATTCGGTGTTCATTGACGGGGTGTTTATATCTGCATCAATGATAAACACCTTATTCCCTTGTTTTGCAAGCAATCTTGCTATATTTGCGGTTGTTGTGGTTTTGCCTACGCCGCCTTTGCCTGAATATATTATAACAGCTTTCATATCAATTAAATATTTGGTTCAATAAATTCTATATTAGCCATCCGCATTTCATCTTCAAACGTCCATTTGTAATTGTGATTTTCCCAAAATGAAGCATATTCACAACCACGGCAAGTAACAGAGTATCGGCCTTCTCCTATTTTTCTTGCTTTACAAACATCGCGGAAAATCCGGTTATCTATCGGAAAGTCTGTAAAACATACGATCTCTTTTCCTTCATCCAGTAGCTTTTTAAGAAGCTGATAGTCACGACTGGTTCTATATGGCATATTCATGGTTGGCTCCTTCTTTCATCAATTCAGGATTATCAAAAGCATTTCCTATGACTCGAATTTCCCGTTTGAAATCATTCCACCAATCAGGTGAAATTTGTTGCCATGGGTTCATCCATTCTTTATTTAAGTCGCTGATATTGGCAAGGCAAAAGCAGGCATATTCATCTATGTATTTAACCAATTTGGGATATTTACCATTAACACTAATAATGTCATGTTCGTAAATTTCTGTACCTTCTTTATCTGTTTTGCCTATAAATTGGCCGATTGTTTTGCAATCAACCTCATACTCTATGAATGTTCTTTTACCTCTATGGTTCAGATCACCATATACCCACATCTTTGTATTAAGGCTTTTGCCTCTGAATTTTATTATTCTCATAAATATTAAGAGTCAAGTTTTTTAATAAATTCATTTAATCTACTGGCTGAATAATCGGTACCGCCAATTATAAAATAACCATCAACGGCAAATTTGAATGCTTCAATGGCTTTTTGTCTCATTCCTTCTTCGGCTATCGCTATTGCTGCATAGGCTTTTGCTTCTGATATGGCATATTGCACATAGCCGGTAGAATCCATCCGGTTGTCACTTTCCAAATCCAAAGTGTTACGTCTGATATAATCTTTTGCTTTTTGATTCATAATTATGCTAAAATTGCTTTATTTGTTTTCTAAATTCGTTCCATTCGTTGTTGGTAAAGTTGAAAAGAGTCTTTTTGCCTTTTTCTTCCCAATCACTTATGGCATAACCTACTAAATAGACTTTTTTAGTGCTGAAATCAAATCCCGTCACCCTATAACGTTTCTCATTATCCCGGTACATTGCCCCTTTGCATAACCTTCTGCCTTTGGAGTCTATGAAGGGTTTAATATTGCAGAATGCTTCATAGCTTTGGCAGGCTGAAATATTTCCCGAAGTAACAGCTTCCCGATAGAAATTTTCACCATAGCCCTTACCGTTGGCGTTGACTCCAAACCAGTAACCACCGCTGAATTTTGAAAATATATTCTGAAAATCCTCTTTATTGAATTTCATTTGAGATATTATAGCCAACTTTACTGCTTCATACATGGCTATGTTGACTCGTAAATAAGAATCAGTCTTTTCATTGTTCCAAACAAATTCTATCAGTTCAAAAGCTTTTGCTTTTTCATTCATACTTTAGGGTATTTTCCTTCTCCTTTCGGATCAGTTCATTAATAAATTTACTCATGTTCGGTTGCTCTCTGACAAAATCAACCAAATCAATATCCAGTCTAATAGCATAGACCTTACTTTTCGTAACCGGTTTGTTTCGGCGATAACTTCTTTTGGCTTGTTTATTCTCTTCCATAATGATTCATTGATATATGTAATAATTCGTTTGAAATGGCTGTAATTTAGGTTTGTTTGCCTCTTTTGTTCCGTCTCTGATTCGATGATTACCTTTGGTGTGAAAACGTCTGAAATCTCCCCAAAATAGTTCATCTGCATTTGCCTTTGGTCGGATTGTTCCCCAAACATATCGCCGTAATAGTTCGGGCAACATCATGGAAACAAACAGTAACGCTATACATTGGTGATTCAATAGTTCGGGCACAACGGTTCGGCTGATAGTTCGTTCATGTTTATGTATGAAGATAGGCACCGGGAAAACCAAAGGTCGATCAATATACAATAGTTCGGGTGTGTATGCGCGTACTGGTTCATCCTCTGTTATTGGTTCGGGTACATTTGCGTTTGTTTCTTCGCTTACTGGTTCGGTTAATAGTTCAGGCAAAGAAATGCCGGATAGTTCGGTTAACATTGTTAGCCTCTGTAATGCTTTGTTTATTTGATCCTGATAAAACCAACGGGAAATAAAATCTATCAGAGCTACCAAAGCAAAGACAAACGCCGGTGTTTTCGTTTGTGCATCCACATATAAGGCCGGTAAATGTTTTTCCGGCTCTCTTACCGGTTCTTTTTCCGTGATGATCGGAGCTTTGGCGCGATCCAAAGCCTTTATATTACATTTTAGGTTCGGGCAAATAGAATCATTTATAAACGCAGGCATAACCACACCTATACGCGCCATCTTATCATCAAAGACCACCGCCCGATCAGGTGCCACCAGCCACACGCCACCAGTCCAGCCGGGAAGCAATGGGATAACGTTTGATGCAAAGAAACCTAACTTTATATCAATTAAAGCGGCTTTTTCCAATGTTACACAAAGTTCTTTGTGTCCGTTACTGTCTGCATCATTATAAGATAAATAAACTTTATTCTCTCCGGCAATAGTGCGAAGTGAAAAACCGCTTTTTTTGTTTCGTTTGGCTATTTCTTTTACAAAACTGGCAACCGCTTTTAATTCGCTTTTCTGAATCTTTATAAATCCGTCTTTTGAAAGATTGGGGTACACAAGCCGGTAATTAGGGAAATATCCGGCAAAATCACAAACAAAGGTTTGTTTCTTATCGTTGGTTATTTCTGTAATATTGCCGCCTTCCTGATTACAAACACAAACAGAACACCGGCCAACCATTTCTTTTAAATGCTTGGGATTGATAAATAATTTCAGGCTGTCAGGCAAAAGCCCGGATGTTTCAATAATTACGGGGTATTCTTTTAATGTACGCCCATCAGAAGCGACTAAAGCCGATTTGTAAGGATCAAGATAAATATAATTAAATGCTGGTCTTAGAGAATCTTTTGTTACTAATTTAGTGATATTTAGATGCTCTTTTGTAATCCATATATCAAAGGAGCAAACAATATTTTCGCGCTCTTCTATTTTGGTAAACCTTGTTTTATTGGCTTGTTTGGTGCCTATCAGCTTTTCAAATTGCCAAACAAGATTAAAAACCTGATCCACTGGAAAGGAACATTTAAAGCTGTTTATTTGTACAGTCCTAAAATCCGTTATATTTAGTTGGGCGTCAACGCAAAGATATTTTATATTTATCTCGTTACCGTTGGCATCTTTCAGCTTTGCAAGCTCCGCGGCGGTATAGGTGCCGGGAGCTATTTCTATTTCATTTGTAAAAACGTCGTTTGCTATTTTAACCAATTCGGCCAAAATGAGGCCGTTAAAATCTTTTTCATTCATAACATTAAATAGTTAGATATTTTACACCAAAGTAAAAGCCTAAAACAAGGCAAAAAAGCAAGTAAATAGGAAGCAGCCAAAGACCGCCAAACACACTAAAGCAGATTAATAAAACTACTATTAGCCAAATAATCACTCCTACCATATTAGAAAGTAGGGTTTTCAAGCTCTTGCAAAAAATCTTCCTCCGTTATGCTCTCACATATATTTGAGCCATCAACATAAACACTAAACCCGGTTGCGGTGCGGAATACTTCTAATTTGTGCGTTTCTCCGTTTGGGGATTCTATTATATAGGTAGTCATAATATCAAAGTTTAAAGGAATGCCGGGAAACCGCCCGGCGCGGTGGAATTATTTGTATTATTCGTTTATGTTATGTAAATTACAGTTCCAAACGTGGAAAGGGAATGAACCGTTTTCATTAAGACTAACGACAGACGTACGATCCCCGTTATCCTTTATTACATAAACTATAAGCTTTCTAAATCCGTATAACCCAATATGATATAATATCTTTTTCTCCATAAATTTAAAATCTGTCCGATTGATCGTCTTTATTTATAAAGTCTTTTAATTTTTTGGGATCGGTGCCGGAGATAAACACCACGGCACCGAATAAAAGCAGCATTAAACAAAACATTTTTATTTCATTTTAAAAGTTATGCCAGCAGGCAACAAAGAACGGTTAACACTGGAAACAAATTTATTAAAATCGTTCTCCGTTACTTTTGTTTCGTAGTCTTTCCAATTAAAAACAAGCTCGTTACTATGATCGTAATATATCACATTACTAACTGATAACCCAGCATCAAGAACGGCCAACATAACCCGCTTTTCATTTTCGGCCTTTTGTTGTTTCTTTTTGCAATCGTTAATTATTTCAGCGCGTTTTTTCTCGTACGCTTTGCGCTTTTCTTCGTCTTTTCGCGCTTGTACAGCTTCAAGACGATAATAACCATTGTTTATTCTGTTAGTTATAGTTGTACGTTCTTCATCCGTTAATTTCAAAGTAAAACGTTCATTTTCCGGCTTATATGGGTTTTCCCATGTTTGCCCGGTTAACTCTTCCAGCTTTTTTAAAGCCTCGTTAGATTCTCTTTTCCAGCGTTCAACGATACCGAGCATATAAAGGAGGTATTTAAAGTATTGTTTATCTTCTGCCAGATAAAGCAAATTATATTCCATTTCCGTGATACGCAAATAGTTAACAGCGGTTTCTTTGCTGCTGTTCGTAATATGGTAAAACCCGTTTTCAACTGGGTACATTGGCGCGCCGTAATGATTAGACAAATGAAGATTAACGAACATTTTAAACTGTGGGAAACGCTTTAGTATTTCTTCATGGCAGCAACCACCAGCGTACCAAGCAAAACGCCCGTTTTTGCGTTGTTCGTAAATGTCAGCCGTTATACTCCAATCGCATATATTATTTTTGCAATCATCAGCCAGTAATATTTTAACATTGATTTTAAAGGTTGTCCCGGCTTGAATATATCTTTTTGATACTGTGTAACAAAGTCTATTTGTAGTAGTCATAATACAAAGTTTTAAAGGGTGAATAATGAAAAGTTAGAAGTAACCCGGAGCCATGACAGCCCCGGAAAAATAGTTATTATTAGAATTTAGAAAGATATTCCACGCATTCGATAATATAGGCCGCGTGTTCTCTTGCTGCTTGTTCTTTTTCTTGCTTGGTTGCGGTTTTATGATCCTGATCGGAAAGCATTTTAGCCGCCATCCGGACGATCTTTTTCATAGTGGAACAGTTTGCAAGATATTCAACGGAAGGAGTTAAACCGCGGTTTACTTTTTTCAAAAGTGCATTTTGCAGCCATTCAGTAAGCGCGTAAATATCGCGAGAATTGCGAATGTAGATAATTAGCAAATTTGTATTCATAACGCAAAATTTAAAGGGTGAAACTTGGTTTATCTTTGTTTTTCCCTTAACTTTGCGTTGTCACTGTGGAAGGTGATCCGATAAACGCAAAGTTTAAAGGGAGGCCGGGAAGAGTCGCCAAACTCGACCCGGTTTTTTATTAGTACGAAATCTTTTGGATGCGATCAAAAGGAATTAATAACGCTATATGTTTATCCTGATAGTGAATCAGTTCAAAACTATTTGCCGTTGATAGTCTTATAATAGCGGCCTTTTTCGCTGTTTCTTGAAACACATCAAAATGAACCTTTAAACGGTTGCAACAGTTTGTGCCCTCCGGGGCTACATGTACGGCGTTTAACGTTACATTTTTGTTTTGTAAGTTTAGTAATACTTCCATGATCTTATATTTTAAATTAAACATTCAACCAAGAAGAAGTAAAAGCGGAATTTGTGGAAGGTGATCCGGTCTTTTTATCTCCTTTTCTGTATTACAAAGGTACGAATAATATTTGTAATACAAAACAAAATGTACTTTTATTTTTTAAGAAATTGCTCTGTTTTTGCATTTATTGACATTTATATAATACATTGATTATCAATAAATTAATAGATAATATAATGATAAATATAAAGTATTTAAGAAGTAAGGAAATATTTGTATGTTTACGCCTATAAATACGCTTATTTGCTTTATTTATAGCCTTTGTTTAACTTTGTAGCAAGTTACAGAGCGCGAGACGCCAATATAATGAACCTTTTTATATCGTTTTATATGGTGTATAGTAAGCGCGTAACAGATTTACAGCAAATTTATCAATTAACCCCGGATGATGTTTTCTTTTGTATGCTTGTTGCATCCGGCGCCAGTCGTGGCGAAGCATACGCAACTATATTTAGGCCACGATCAACCAAAATAGAAACGGCGCAACGCGGAGCCGCCCAGCTTGCAAAGGATAAACCCGGCATTAATAAATTAATACGGTCTTTTGAAGATAACCGCGCCGCCTTCCTTCCTGACAATGATAGCCCCAAAAGCAAGAAGAAAAAGAAAAGCACAGAAACAGAAGAGGAAGAAAAAGCCGGGAATGTTGTACAATACCGGGATAAAGACGCTGTTTTATCAGGTCTCGAACAAACCTTGCCTTATTTGAGGGGGAAAGATCGCGCGGATGTATTAATGAAAATTGCCGATCTCCAGCAAATGAAGAAGGACGAAAACACGGAAGAAGAAGAAACTGTACATTATTATCTACCTTTGCAGTGTTATAGATGCAGCCTTTTTATAGCTGATCGAGCAAAACGGAAAGCAGGAGAAGCGGAAAAGCCGGATAATATTTAATATTATAAGTATAATATAAAGAGAATCAAGACAAAACGCGGCTTTTCTCCTTCTTTGCCGGTTAACTGGATAATGAAAGCAGGGAGGGCACCCCCCCCGGCTACCCAAGACACCAAGCATGTTTCAATCCCGGTCAAGATTTTTATTTTTTTTCTTTTTTGGAGCCAATAATGGATGTTTTTAAGGCTTTTCCAATGATAAATTACAAAAGTGAATGTCCGATGTATAGTTTTACTTCTGAAAATGTATAGTATATGTATAGTTTACTTCATAACTATACATGTGTAAATCATTCATTATTAGGTCAATGGAAATTTAATGTATAGTATGTATAGTTTATATGTAAATTGCGTATGGAAAAAAATATATAATATATGGTTTGCATAAAAAACTATACATACTATGCACTATTTTTCCATTGATTTGTATTTCAATATGTTATATATGTATAGTTGCCTTTAAAACCCTACATAAACCATACATATCAGAGAGAATGTTTCATCTGTATTTTCTATTGAAATAGAGTCGTTTTCCTTTGTTTATCAATATTTTGCGATTATTGATATTGAATGATGAAACCAATAAAAATATGACAAAAAAGGCTTCAAAATAGTGCATTTATTCTATATTTAGGTAGAAAATAACAGCATTTATATGGTTATTATGTAGAAAATAAACTATATTTGTGGCGTGAAATGGCTTGAAAATAGGCATAAAACTATCAAAAACGGCTTGTTTTTGAGTATAATAATGATATTTTATGAAAATACATGAGTTTGATCCGGTGATATATCCACGTAAGTTGTGGGTTGCAGTCAGTACCGATACGTTTTCAGATAGGTTTGAAGGTGTAAGTGAATGGGATGATACTGCTGATGCCATTGTGGACTGTGTTCGTGATAAGCAGCGAAATTTAGGTGGTATTCTTGTCCGATACGAGAGTAAGAATGCCATTACTATAGCAAATATCGCTCATGAAAGTTCACATATAGCGATGAACATATTTGATTATATAGGTGCAAAAGTGGATTTGGCCAATCAGGAAACATTCTCGTATCTTGTTGGATGGATTGCTGACTGTATCAATCAGGTAAGGACTGGTAAATTTAAAGACTGAATGGAGTCGGGAAAGTATAGGAAGTTGTTGAATGAGGTCTTTGGACTTATGAAAGGCGAGAAACTGGATGCTGCCTTACAAGAGTCCAAGAGTGCAGCTCGTGTTGATGCTGTGCAGGACTTAATGCGTGCAGCCATTATACGATCTTCGATTTGTAAATTCAATGGTACGCCTTACTATTTCAGTGGCCGGATATATGAAGAGATGGCATGGGATGATTTTGGCAACCTGATATATGACTTGATGCGTAAATGCAAGATGCCCAATGGCGATTATTCTCGCGTGGAAGGCGTATTGAAAGTCTGTAAGCGTGTAGTGGCAGGAAAAGCCTTGAAACCTGATAATGCTATTGTGGTATTTAACAATTGCGTGTTTGATATGAGTGCTCGCCGTGCGCATTCTTTCAACCGCCGTTGGGTACAGACCACATGCGTTCCCTATGACTACAAGCCGGAAGAACATGTCTTTCTTTGGAGAATGTTTTTGGATGAAGTTTTGCCGGACAAAAACATGCAAAAAGTTTTGCAGGAATTTCTTGGAAGTATTTTCGTTGACCGGCGTGTGGCGAAAATGGAAACAATGCTTGTTCTTCGTGGCTCCGGTTCCAATGGGAAAAGTGTGGTTTTTGAAACAATCATGGGCATACTTGGTCGGGAGAATGTCAGCAATTTCGGCATAGGTGCATTGATTACTGGAAATGAAAGAAAAAAGAATATCGCTTTCATCAATGGCAAGCGGTTGAACTACTGTTCTGAAATACAAGCGTTAGAGTTTGGTAAGGATAGTGACACGTTGAAAAGTCTTATTAGTGGTGAGCCTACCGAAGCCCGGCCTATTTATGGTGACAACTTTACTGCTTACAATATTCCCTTGTTGATGGCAAATGCCAACCAAATGCCATATTTGAAAGATTGGAGCTATGGAATGAGACGGCGTATTTGCATTATTCCTTTTGAAGTGGAGATACCCAAAGCCCGGCAGAAAAAAGAACTGTCACGGGATTTGGAAGCCGAATACCCGGCTATATTCAACTGGATATTGGAAGGTCGTGACCGTTTTATCGCCAATGGTTATAAGTTGACGGACAGTAAGGAGCTTGAAAATGTCATGGATGAATATCAGTCGGAAAGTAGTACCGTAATGAAGTTCATGTATCAAATGAACTATCTGTGCCGCTATGAGGAAATTGCCGATATTGAACCCAAATGGATGTCTTCGGCCATTCTGTACCGGAAATATTGCAAATGGTGTAAGGACAATAATACCAAAGAAGAGAATGTGACAGTATTCGGACGTATTCTTTCGGAAGCCGGTTATCGCAAAAAAAGAACCCCGAACGGTCAGGTATATGGCTTATATGGAACAGCCTTGACGGAAAAGCTCTATTATGAGAAACGGGAAGATCTACGGGGCAACTATAAGCAAAGGATCGCCAAACCGGTTTACAAAGATGGCAAACGATATGCCTATACCCATGAAGGACTTGCGGCCTGCTTGTCATTAAGCATTTATCAAGTCCAGCGTTTGTTCCGGGAGAAGAAACTGGAAGGGACGTACCACATGGAGAAAAGAACAACAGTTTTTGACTTGGACGCTGTGGAGAAGATTATCAAACAATTAAAAATAAGAACCAAATAGTATGATCGCACCGGATGAATTTGCAGAGGTTATTGAAAGAATAGATAACCTACGGGGAACATTAGAAATCCCTATGCCAGCTGAATTTCATGTAAATCAAATGAAGCGTGAGCTTGAAGAAGTATCAGACAAATTAAAACGGATTTACGTTGAGGAAGAAGACGAAAATCCATGGGAGGAATAAGCATGGCAGTAAAATTTAGACACAAGGAAACAGGATTGTTCTTTTGCAGGGCAAAGGGATTATCCCCTTCAAGAAGAGATTACGACAAACTTGGAGAAGAAGGTATTTTTAGGAAAAGGCATTTGTCTAAGCGAGGAAGAATCTACGAAACCGCAACTGAAAATCAGAAACGGGATTGGATTGGTAAGGAACATGCAGATGAATTTGAAATAGTAAAAGTATGAAAAATATGAATCACATAGAGTTAAGTGTTGAGCTGATGTCTATCCTTCGAGCCTTGAACTATTCATGTGAATTGAAGACAATAGAAGGTAAGAGCATTGCAATGGATATAGCAGTGCAAGGAGAATTATCTGTCAGGCACAAAAAAATGATTGAAATGCTTCTTGGTGGGTTTCTCTCTGAATTTTATTGGGTAAATGGGAAGCATCATATTTATATCAGAGAAGAATGCAAAGGGCTTCTCCCTGATGATGATAGGTATAGTTGTTTGATTTATGAAATGAATAAAGTATCATCGGATGAAAAACGTATAAACTCTTACGGTAAAGAATACTTTTTTAATCTTGGAGATAGATTTGAACGTAAATTAAAAATAGAATTATGAGCAAAAAAACAAATGGTATTCAGGTAGGTAACTTTATTGTTACGAGAGATAATGGTAGTGAACATGACTGGATCAGCATTAAGGCAGTGTCAGGTTTTTGGAGTATGCGTTTTAGGGATGACAACGGAATGTTCTCCCGGATTCGTGAGTTAGCCAACAATAAGGAACTTCGAGAATATTTAGAAACATGGATCAAAGTCTGTTTCCTTATTAGTAATGCAACCCCCGATGTTAAGTTTATGGAAGAGTTTTTTAAAAGTTATTCTGATCTTACCGAACGACTACGAGGCTTGCAGCAACCGGTATCACCGGAAGATGATGCCAAGATGCTGGAAGAAGAGAGAAACATGAATAGTATCAAGGAAGGTATTAAGGAGGAACGTAAAAATGAGGGTACCGACTGATAAGGAAATTGAAGAGGCCAAAGAATATCTCCGTCAACGTCTGGATGCGGAGCTGTCCATGCGCACCAATCTTCAAATTGTGATGATCGAGGCGGCAAAACAAATTATAGATATTTCATACCGGTACAAGATCAGCCCTGAATTATTCCGTTTTGTAGCAAACAGACAGTTGCAGGAGGAAGTGGATGCCATAATTTTATCCCTTCTTGAAATAATTGAAGACTATACTTATACTTTGGCAGTAGCGACACATGAGGACAATAAGGATGCAATCATAACATATATAACGCGAGAATCATACGGCAAAACCTTCACACAACGCGCAAGAGAATATGTTGACCGGTTTTCAAAGGAGGTTGAAACGGCCATTGCCGCCGGATTACTACTGAACCTTTCCAAAGACAAACTACTTTCATCTATCAGGCAGTCGGTAAAAACGCCATTGCTTAATGAGCATATACAGAGAGCTATTTCAAAGGGTTGTCCTATTATTTCAAGAATCGGTGTTCAGGAGTCTTTTGGAGTAGGACGTACTGTAAGCTCTTGGACTGCACTGTCAGATTTGACGGAGTATGCTGTGGCAGAGGGTTGGATGAAGCATTGGGAATTGCAAGCTAAAGCCAGTGGAGCCGTAGGGTTCTTTGTCATGCGTGGCAGCTCCTATCCTTGTAACATTTGTGACGATGAAGTCGGATTTCATGTGGGATGGGACAAATTACCACCGTATCACGGTCATTGTAAATGCTTTGCTATTTCCGTATCAGCAATATAATTATTTAATAGGTTAAATATCAGAATTATTATGTTTGGAATATCATTAATCAGCACAAAGAAACTCAATCATCTTGCATCAGAATGCAGCAAACTGGCTATTGCCAATGTTGAACTTTCAAAACAAAATGCGACACAATCCAAAACTATTATGGAACTTACTGGAGAAGTCCGGGTGCTAAACTCTAAAATCCTTCTGAATGAAAGTATCAATGATGATCTGCAAAAGAAGCTTAACCGGAAATATCCTCGAAAGCCTTATAATAAAAAATTGTATCGAAAGTAGTGTCATATTCAACTCATTCATTACATTTGCAATGTAGAAGTTGACTTGTTATAACACAAGCTTATCAACCAAGTTGTTGGGTAGTGTAAAATAAACTGTGTCACGCATTATTTCCTATTAGAAAACTCATCGGTCGGGGAACGGCCAGCGCCAAGGGGCGGGACCACCCGTCCCGACGAGCGTAAAATTACAATAATTTAAATCGTTCTCCAAACTTTATGGCCAGTTGCTGTGAGATTGTAGCCCAATTGGCAAGTGGCATAGTCCACTTCTTACGTATGTTGCGGTATGCAAGATAAACCAGTTTCTCAAGGGCTGTATCCGACGGGAACACGCCCTTGTTTTTTGTTACCTTACGGATTTGGCGGTGATACCCTTCAACAGTATTTGTGGTATATATAAGCTTACGGATAGCCGGAGTGTACTGGAAGTATTCGGATAGCTTATCCCAATTCTCTTGCCATGACCTGATGACGATAGGATACTGTTCACCCCATTTCTCTTCCAGCTTAAGAAGTTCATTTTCTGCCGATTCTTTATTTACAGCCTGATAAACGCATTTCAAATCCTTCAGGAATTCCTTTTGATTCTTGGAGCCTACATATTTGATGGAATTACGAATCTGATGTACGACACAAAGCTGTACGACTGTATTGGGATAAACACTTTGGATTGCTTCAGGAAAACCTTTCAAGCCGTCTATACAGGCTATAAGAATGTCTTCGACTCCACGGTTCTGGAGGTCTGTCAGAACACTGAGCCAGAAGTTTGCTCCCTCATTTCTTGATATATACATTCCGAGCAGCTCCTTATGTCCTTCTCTGTCAATACCCAGCACATTATAGATTGCACGTGTAACAGCACAACCACGTTCATCCGTTACCTTGTAATGGATGGCATCCATCCAGACTATAGGATAGACAGAATCAAGCATACGCGATTTCCATGCCTTTATTTCCGGAAGTACACGGTCTGTAATGGCGCTGATTGTATCTGCCGATACACGATTACCAAGATTCTCTTCCATCCAATCACTAATCTCACGTGTGCTGTTACCAAGAGCATACAGGCCGATTATACGGTCAGCAACACCTTCTGCCAGAATGGTCTCACGCTTCTTAATGAATTGTGGATCAAAGCTTGAATTACGGTCACGGGGAGTGGATACAGTTACCTCACCTAATGGAGTCTGGACCTGCTTTTGCATTTTCCCGTTACGGCGGTTGCCCATTTGACGTTCTTCTTCTGTAAGGTGTGCATCCATCTCACCTTCCAGAGCTGCATTCAGGATACTTTCCAATAAGGGAGCAAAAGCACCGTCTTTACCTAACAAGGGCTTGCCCGCTTTCAGCTGTTCAATAGCCTTGTTCTTGATACTCTCAAAATCAAACTCTTCTTTCATAAAAAAACTGTGTTAGCAAAGTTAATATTTTATTCTTTGCTGACACAGTTTAATTTACATCCTCAGTTGTTGAAAAAGTAAAGCCTCTGTCTATTTTATGTAGGCAGAGGCGGCTTTTTCCGATGTATAGTTACATTGGATTCGGAGCGCGGAGTACGAGATTGCTTTCGCGCTCCGCGTTTTGGTACAGTTCATTTTGCATTACCCTCTTTACTTTCATTTTTCTTGATTTTCAGTTGATATAGCAAGTCAGCTTGTTGCTGTTCCTTATATTCACGCATGATACGATCCCATTCATTGTTTTTCCCATAACCGGATTCTTCCGAGCCGGTTTCTTTCGATAAAATACCAGCACTGACTAATTGTACCAAGTTCGATACCAATTCGGCTGCATTTTGGTGGACGTATGGAACTGCCCACGAAAAAATTTTCAAATTGAGGAATTTGGTAAGTTGGCCTTTTTCTGTTCCATATCCGTGCAGGAACAGCCGTTTCATTTTGTCTATTGATTCGTCAAATTCCTTGCAGTCAATCATGGCTTTTTCCAAGGATGGTGAATATATCAGCTTGATAGCAACACCCGGCAAATCTCCTGACTTTACTTCGGGAGGCATGACAACAAAGCTCCCCATGAAAATCATTTTAAGTAATGTATTAATTTGAAGTTCAAATGATTGTGATGCTTCGGGACGATTCATAAAGCCTGCATCATCATCCTTCCCCATAGTGATAGCTTTTACCGCACCATACATATCTCCCTGAATTTCAACATCTTCTCCTTTAAGTAACATGATCGGAAATGCGTATGCCATATTGTTTTGACACAAATGGGAAATAGCCAGTTCGTACTTGTCGATATTATCTTGTGAAAAGCTCCAGCAGGCACCGTGTTTGTCCCGATAATATACAACCGGACATTCGGTAAATCCATGATCGTGTTCTTCCACTAATGTATATCCTTCAATACAGAAATACTGTTTCACTTTGTTTATTACTCCGGCTATTCCCCTTTTATCTTGACGGTAACGGTACATTTTTTTATTGTCCCACACTTCTACCCAAGAAATGAGTTCCTTTCCCTCTTCGTCATAGTCGCTGTATCGTCGGGCAAACAGTGTCATTTGACCGGTTATGGAATCGTAGTGAGGATAAAGAGTGTCACCATCAAAATAGGAGAGATTCTTGGTGAACACCTTGCCTTCATTCATATAGAATACGATTGCTGCATCTCCCGTTATTTTTACACTTTTGGCATATTCGTAAAATGCAATCTCCATATTCTTATCCAGCCACCCTTTTTGAAATTCGAGAAATATTTCCCGTGAACTTTCATCAACTTTGGTATCGGTCAGCTCATGATGAATGTCATTGCCACATAGATGTACAAGTTGTTGGATAGTGATTATCATCTGAAAGGGAAAAGAAGCACGGAATACTTTCTCCTGGAAGAACCGTTTCTTCTCTTCGTCATATTTCAGTCTGTCCGGGTAAAACAATTCCGAATTGATCTTGTGCCCTGAAGGATAAAACTCACGGATAAAATCAGCCTGCGAAATGAGCTGCCATGTCAGCCTATCACTGTTGTTTGTGAACGATGCGTTTCTTAAATCGCTCGTAATCCTGCCTTGCAAGTAACCTTCGGGAGTAACCCTTGCAAAAGGCTTTTTTGTAAGAATCTCTGCTATCATATTAATCCTAAACCTTTTATGTGTTTGCGTTTATGTTTAATTTCAAAAATCATTCGCATAAGCAATGCTTCTATGAAGTCGGGAGAATGGCCTACTAATTTTTTCATTATAATCTTCTTGATAATAGTCCAGCCTTTCTCTTCACTGTCTTCATCCTTTCGTATCGCTTTCCTTTCCTTGTCGAGAATCTGTCTAAGGGGAACTTTCTCAAACCCTTTGCCGGAGAACTTGCGTTCAAGAAGAGTCGGTTCAATGGAAATCTCCCGGTTGATAATTTTTTGTGCGAACAGATATGCCGCTTGTGATTTTAAATTCGTATAGATGTATTTGAATTTCTCTTCCACGGCTTCTTTGTTATTGAATGGGATTGCATTCGGGAAAAAACCTTTGAATATTTGTCCGAGTCCGTTAAGGTCATAGGTGAAGCATTCTTCCCTTACATGCCATTCTTCCAGCACCGCTTTTACGGTATCGACTGTTTTCTTGCTGTCAAGTTTGCAAACAAATATGTCTCTTATATGCCATCCTTCCCACAGCCACATGACAAGACTGTCGCCACCCTCAAATGCCGCATCACACGATACCCGGCGTATTCCATCACCTATCTGCATGGAATTGCGGTATAAGGCTTCCATGTGAGTCAGCTTTATTATATCATCTCCGGCAGCTTTGTATTTCCAGTTACCGTCAAGATCGCGTGCGCGTTGTTCGTCTGACTGGTTGACAAGGTTAGCCAAATAAGTCGGATCAGAAGACATCAGTTTTACATTATCGGAAAGTTTTGCTTCAATAAAAGTAACTGACTTGATAAACAGTTCTTGTGGTGTACCATATTGCTCATACTCCGGCTTCCAGTAGGCGTGTATAATATCCTTGCATTGCTCATATACTTCCTCACGGGTATCTCCCCAATATATACCTGAAACATTGTCCCCGTCCATAAAGCAATATCGGACTCTGCCATCACGTTCCGGGATTGGAAGACCGTCCTCTCCGATCCACCAGTCAATGAATTTTGCAACCCAGCTGTCAGGATCAGGGTTACATGTTCCAATAAAGCGGTTACGGATATGAAAGGCGTTACGGTTACAAGTGATAAGGTATTTGAATTTGAGATATTCCATGTGGGTTATTTCATCCACACCTATATATGCGAACTGTTTACCTTGAAAACGCTTTTTGAAATCGTCAAGTGTGTCAGCATGATAGCTGAATTTTAAAAATCCACCTTTATAGAAATTCCAACGCATGTCGTTTTTGGACTTGTTGTATTCCCCAAAATCATCATATAAGGTGGATGATGTTTCTACCATATCAGAGAGATCGTCTATCTCATGCCGGAGAAGAACAGAACGGAAGTTTTTATTTTTTATATCTTTCAATGTTTCCATAAGAAGAGTAAAAGTTTTACTTCCCCCACGGCATCCCCCACAGATGGTAATATCAGCCGGGGTGGAAAGCATGTTTTCCTGCCCTCCACCTTGTGCGATTATCTTATTCGGATTAGGAATTTTCCTATCCGCGTCCCTTAACATTTGGATATATTCATAATCAAGCACCAAACTGGCATTAACCGTTTTTATTCCACTATATTTCTCCATAAAAAGAAAACCGATCCTCACATTACACATGTGGAGACCGGCCTATAAGCTCTGATTCTAATATTACAGTACAAAAATACGCATAAAGAGTATTATTTTCTACATTTTAATAGAAAATAATATCAAAAATGTTTTGAGAAAAGAAATCCAGTACATATATTTGCAACGAAAACATGGAGTATGATAAAAGTTAGTGCGGATAAAGATGCAGATCAAAGGGAAATATACAACAAGATAGTTTTATGTCCGATATGCGGTCAGAAACTAACTGATATAAGCTATGTCAATGGTGTTGTTATATTGAGAGTGAAGTGTCGTAGATGCAAGAGCTACATAAATGTGGATATTGTGGGTACAAAGTAGTTTTCAGGATAATATCGCGGAGTGGAGCAGCTGGTAGCTCGTTGGGATCATAGCCCAAAGGTCATTCGTTCGAGTCGAATCTCCGCAACAATAGTTGGAGTTGCCGCATTGTTTCTCCCTTCGATGCGGCGTATGGGGATAAAGGGAGAATATGGAAAGATGGCAGACGTGGTGTATGCGCCGGACTGAAAATCCGGTTAAGGTGATTCGATTTCATCTCTTTCCACAAAACCTATACGGTGTGGTTCGATTCCCACAGGTACGCCATAATGGGGGTATCGCAGGTCAGGTGAGTATAGGTATATTGTCCGGTTAGCTCAATAGGTAGAGCAATACACTGTTAATGTAAAGGTTGGTAGTTCGATTCTATCACCGGGCGCAATGAAGCGGAGATAGTTCAGTTGGAAGAACGTCAGATTCCAAATCTGATTGTCGGGGGTTCGAGTCCTTCTCTTCGCGCATATTGAGATATGGTGTAATGGCAACACAGCAGATTTTGGTTCTGCTATTCAAGGTTCAAATCCTTGTATCTCAACAAATGGCGTATTCGACTAACGGTTAGGTCGTCACCTTTTCACGGTGGAAACCAGAGTTCGATTCTCTGATACGCTACACAAAATGAATAACGTCCGAAGTACAAGGGAAATGCGGTGGTTTCACAGAGATGTCTTGTAGGCCGCATATTGGAAGTATGGGTGAGTGAACGATACCACCTCTTTGCTAAAGAGGCAAGCTGAAAGGCTTCGGAGGTTTGAATCCTTCTGCTTCCGCAAAACGGGTAGTTACCGAAGTGGCAAACGGGATAGACTGTAAATCTATTGGCTTTCGTCTTCATTGGTTCGAGTCCAATACTGCCCACTATTAAATGAAAAATAAGACCAAAGAGTCAGATTGATGCAAAAAGCATTGTCTGACTCTTTTTTTATTCAACATAAACACAAAATAAACACGATGGAACAAGAAAAAATCTTATCCACATTAAGCGAGAAACTTGGAGAAACCAGTTTTTCACCGCAGACATTACAGACGTATGTAGAACTTAATCCCATAGCCGAAGGTTCGGAGCCTGACGAGGCTTATTGGAACAAAGCAGTGGGTTTTCTGAAAGGGATGCAAGGGCAATACAACCACGATGTCGCAACCAAAGTTGAGGACTTTAAGAAAAACTATAAGCCCCAACCGACTCCCCCGACACCTCCAACTCCACCGGTACCACCGAAAAACGATGATGAACTGGAGAAGAAGCTGAAAGAATTGGAAGCACGTTTAGATGCAGAAGACAGCAAAAAGGTTCAAGCTGACCTGCTAAAGAAGGTTACGGCTGCAATGAAGACCAAGCAAGCGAATGATGATTATGTGTTGAGCAAGACCTTACAAGGGGTAACTTTCGATACCAAGAAAACTGTGGATGAACTGGTTTCTGAATTTCTGCCGAAATATGATGCAGAATATAAAGCGTGCAGGGGATATGGCACTGCCCCAAGAACTTCTGACGGTTCAGGTGGAACACAACACAATGCAGCCAGCAGATACTTTGAACGTAAAGGCAAGAAGGAAGGCTGGAAGAAGAATTGAAATTATTAACTCTAAAACAGTAAATGTATGGGAACGATGGGTAACACGTTTGATGTGAACACCATGAAATACGGACATGCCCGTAAAGTGTGGCGTGAAATCCGTCACCGTTATCCGGGCGGTGGTATGGTGAGCAACATTTCCGATTGGGCTGCGGTTGGCAAAATTCCTGCCGGTACAGCTGTGAAGTTTGATCTTTCAGGTAAGACATTCACCGCTTATACGGACGCACAGATCAAGGCGGCTGAATCAGATATTACCACTCTTGGTATTAATGGCTATTTGCAAGAAGATGTTCTTGTAGCCAGTGAAAACACGAAGGCCAGTGGGACAGTAGTCTATGCCGGAGAGATTTATCAGTACATGTTTGACGAAGAAGTGGTTGCTATCCTGCAAAAGATTACTACACTTCCTCAAATTGTATGGGTGCAGTAGAAGAATTTGAGAATAACATTTAAAACACGACAATTGTATGAATACACTTCCTATTGATTTGTACAAGGTTATCGAATATGGGCTTGGTGGGGACACTTGGCAAGAATTTATTGACCGTTACAAGGAGAAGTATGACCTTCTCCAAATTGATGGTTTTGAATTTGAAGCAACCAAGTTGGATTATACTTTCTCCCAGCTTATTACGAGCCTCGGCGTGAAAACGCTGCCAGCTTACGTTGATCCGGAAAGTCCGGGCTATGAAGCTGCATTGGGAGAACTCGAAGGACGGACGGGTAACATCCCGACTCAAAAGAAGTTCTATCGTTTGAACCGTGTGACTGTAAGACAACAATTACAACTGTTGCAACGGGTAGGCATGTCCGCATTGACGGAAGAGATGCAGAATGTATTCTTGGGCTTGCTTGATGAAAGTGCTGACGGTCTTATCGGATCGTATTACAATGCGCTTACTCACCAGCGAATGAGAATTGTTTCCACGGGTAAGTTCACTATTGATACTGATAACAACCCACGTGGCTTGAAAGGTATCACTATTGATTTTAATATCCCTGAAAACCATTATCAAGTATTGACCGGTACAAGCCGTTGGTGGACTAAGGATGAACATATTCCGGCAAATCAAGGCTCTGCCTCTGATCCGATTATGGATATAAAGAACAGAGTGAAAGAGATTCGCCGTAAATATCATTATTTAGGCAAGATCAGGATGGAGCTGGCGCAGGACTTGTGGGATGATTTAATGACTCATACCGCAGTTCTTAAACGTATCGGTCATTCCCTCTATCCGACTGTAACGGATGATAGTACGGTTATTGCCAATGCACAGAATGAAGATGAAGACCGCCTGAAAGCCATTTTCAAGAAACTGGTTAAGGTAGATGAAATCGTACCACGTGACAGCTATGCTTTTGTTGATAAACCCGGTAAGGATGCGGACGGACAGCCTGATCTTATCACTGAACAAGTGGAGAACTTCAAGGCTACCAATATTGCCTTTATACCGGTAGGTCAGATTGGTACAATTCAAGGTGTGGAGCCTTTGACTTTGGGTTATGAGGCAAACAAGGTCGCCTCTTATGACGGTGGACGTTTGAAACTGACACAGAGAGCCAATCCTGAAACTCATTCAATCTATATTGAAAGTGAAGCCGCCCAAATGTGTGTACCGAGAATGCCGCAGTATATGTTTATCTCTACTGTGACCGTGTAAGTCTTAACTTCATGCAAGAATGAGTGAGGAACTTTTTCATACGGAAGATATGACCATTGAGGACTTTTTGAGTGGCGCAACCGCTTATGAAATAGCGGATAACGCCCTCAAAAGGGTTCTTGTCAAGCGGAAAATCGCTTTTGGAACAATGGTAAGTGAACTGACTGAAAGACAGCTTGATCTTGCCACTGCCGATATTTACATGTGGTGTGCAAGCACTCCAAGCAGTAAGAATGATACCGAAGACAGTGACGGGGGATGGAAACATAAGGAAGGGGGTTGGCAGACCAGTGCATACGACAAGCGACAACTACGTGAAATGGCGAAAGAACTGTATGAAAAATGGGATGAAGAAGTTGTAAAGGGTAGTAAAATCAGAATTGTCAATTTTTGAGTATGAAAGTGAACAATCCACGGCATCCGCACAAATGTACTGTTTACCGAATTATAGGTGAGGATTCTTTCAGTGATGGTAAGAAAATGATCTTATATGAAGGTATATGCCGAAAGGAAGGTAGTACAAATTTGAGAACATTCAAAACTAATAATGTGATAAAAAGCGATTATCTGTTGAGCCTTCCCGGAATTGTTGAAGGAATATTGGCCGGTGATTTGATAGATGTTACGGACAGACAAGGCACTTTCACTCAATGTATGGTTACTGATAGCTATGCTGGAAATTTGGGAACAACTGTGTATTTCAATCTTGCAAAGAATTAACCTATGGATAACCGGAGTAATGACATATTGTTTGACGAAGGAATGAAAAAAGCAAAGGAACTTGTTTCAGGATATATCTTTGATGTCTTGATTAAATGTTGTGAAGACCTTATCCAAGATGCACTTGATAATAAGTCCGGCTTTCAGAATCTTACGGGTAATACAATAACCAGTTATGCGTGCGGATTATTCATGGACGGTAGATTTTCCTATTTCGTTTGTAGTGGTGATTCAATGAAACAGCCGGTGAGAGTGAAGCTGACTAAAGGTGAAACATTTGTAGGTGTCAGTTATGATAATCAGAGCAGACGTTTTACCGGAACGGTGGAAACTGATAAGGGGTATGGTGAAGCATTCTCCTTTGATTTCTTGAAAAAATATAAGTCAGAATCACGTAAAGGGTTTGAGATAGTAATGTGTACGGGTACTGAATATTCAACCTATTTGGAGAATGTGCTGAATGCAGATGTTCTGACCGGAACATTTCAAAGGGCACAAAACACATTGTTCAAGAACTTTAAACCAATGAGATAATGGGACGGATAGTTTATAGACGTATGGATATATTAAAACAAATCGCTGATGCAGTAACCGGCATTGGTGAAAAAGTTTTTATAACGGATCGTCCGGCTGCTGAACAAAAGGCAATGAAGGACTTTGTTGTTATCCGACTGCCACAAACTATCCAAGATAAAGGAAGTACCTACCAAGACACTTACTGTCAGATTAACGTTTTTGCGCATGATCGCTCAAATGGTATTGAGAATACAGTCCGTTTAGATGAAATGCAAATGGAAGTGGTTTCAAAATTTCCAATAGTGACGGAATTGTTTTCAGCTGTAAGTCCACGATTACTTCCCGGAGGAAATGACGGACTCGGTTTTCACTCCTTGATAATACAAGCGAAGCTAATAATAAACAAATGACACAAATTAAAAAAATACGATTATGGCAGAAATTTCTATTACCACCAAACTGGAAGCGTTAAAGACGCTCTTTAACCAAATGAAGGAGGTTTATTATGTGGCCGCAGCCAATAGTGACCTTGCAAATTTGACAGCTTTTGACATGGAGCTGCCGGTACTCTCCGATGGAGTAACATTTGATACTGGAGCTGCCGACGTTTCTAAGATAAAATTGACAACCGGTGCCACTTGGACTTCTGTTGCTAATGCCGGAGATTCTGATATTCAGTTTCAAGTGCCTTCCGTGGCAGGAAAGATCAATGACTTGTTAATGAACAAGAAAACAGAAACAGTGACTATGACTGCTACGATTGATGGTGAAACTTATGAAGGCGAAGGTTACAATATTGAACCTAAGAAAGTAACCGGAGGACTTTTCATGCGTAGTGAAGACCGTCAAACAGCCTTGTTCTTACCGAATATCGAGGGTTACAGTAACCTTGTCAGCGAGCAGGACAAACCGGGATACTTTAACATATCTGTTTCTCCGTTGAATGATGATAAAGGTGCCTCTATCTACATTTTACGTAAAAAAGCATCTGAATAAAAAGCTTAGAATACAACACTTTGCAAAATTCATATCAGCGAAAAGGTGGTGAGCTACTTGATACCGGCCACCACCTTTTTTCGTATAAAACACAATAAAGTATGACAAAAGAAAATAATATAACACTTCCTAAGCCGGAGGATGAAAAATTATTGAATGATGTGATGGAAGACAGTGTGGATTATGTGGAAGTTCGGGGAAAGAAATATGGCATTTCGTGGCTGAAAAGAGGGACTATACGCAAATTCACCAGTACCATGCAGAAATCAGGAAATGATGATAAGATCAGTTGTCAATGTGCAGCCGCTATCATTTTGAATGGGTATTGGAAGATTAAGTTCTTCTATCCTTTTTTGTGGCGTTGGTTCTTTTATATCAAACAATATGGAGATCATGAACTGATGAAGGTTATAGCTGTCGGCAAAAAAAAAATTCCAGTGGAAGATTACTTGACAGCTACCATATATCTGACCGCGATGAAGGACACGATGATGACAATGACAAAAGAGGAAGCAGAGCATATCCTTCACGAACCAGCTACGGACAAACGTGGGAAATAGGCAAATCCTATCCGTGGTTGACAGAGCCTTTGAGACTATTGGGGATTCCAATAAGTAAGCCTTTGTTTGGTATTTATTGGGTTCTTACAAATGCCCAAATAGAACTGTTGGCAATGGATGTGTCTATTGTGGTTACAGATTATGACAAGGACAGTAAGGAAAAGGAACACGATACAAAGAACTTCAAATCCCCTTCCGTAAGCGAAATAGAGGATGCCGCTAAACGCTGGAAAGACAAATACGGTGATGGAGAAACGGTAATTAACATCAATGATTATAAGTAGCACAAACACAATAATATATGGCTGATCTCGGTAATTTATATTTTGATATACTGTTCCGTGATAAGACAGCGGAACAACGTAAAAAATTGAAAGCGGAAATCACCAAAGACTTGCAGGCAAAACTTGATGTGGGTTTTGACAAGAAGAAGTTGGTTGGTGATATGAAGACTTTGCTTCAAAGTGAGAAGTTTAAGATCAATGTGGTAGTGGATAAGGCCAGTACCACACAAGCTGTTCGTGCCGCCTTGCAAGCCGCCGGGTTGAATACAAACTTTACAGCAAGTGATTTACGCGCCGCCAAAGCCGCAGCCATTCAAACCAAAGCGGAAGCTTCTGCCGCAGCCGCACGTGAGCTTGCGCGACAAAGAGCCGCCCGTGCCGCCAAAGCGGAACTGGATTTGGCTAATGCCCGTGAGAGATCAGCCAATGCAGCAAGACGGCACATGACAGCCACTCTCAATATGAATGGAGCAATGAACAGTCAATTGAGTATTGTCGGACAATTAAGAAATGAATTTTTGGGGCTATACTCCATTTATGCAGCACAGAACTTTTTGCGTGCAGTGGTTGATATTGGTGGTGAGTTGGAAAATCAGAAAATTGCAATGGCCTCTATTCTGCAAGATGAAGGCAAAGCTACAACCATATTCAATCAAATTAAGAAACTGGCTGTTGCTTCTCCATTCGGGATTATGGATTTGAATCAGTATGCCAAGCAACTTTCCGCATATTCTATACCATACAATGAATTGTATGATACCATGAAAAGGCTGGCTGATATATCAGCCGGTGTAGGTGTTGATATGGGGCGTATCATATTGGCTTACGGTCAGATAAAGGCTGCTAAATTTTTGAAGGGTACGGAATTAAGACAATTAACGGAAGCGAACATTCCTATGGTGGATAAACTGGCTGAACGATTCAGTAAGTTGGAAGGCCGTATTGTCAGTGCCGGTGAAGTGCTTGATATGATCTCGAAAAAGAAGGTTACGTTTGAGGACGTAAAAGATGTTCTTTGGGAACTTACGGATGATGGCGGCATGTTTAATAACATGCAAGAAGTTCTTTCTGAATCAGTCAAATCCAAATGGAAGAACTTGGCTGATGCGATTGACATTATGCTTGGTGATATTGCGGAGTCAATGGGTAGTACATTGAAATGGACTGCTGAAAGCCTTACCACCATTGCACAAAATTGGAAAGAAGTTGTACCGGCTATCGAAGCTGCCATTGGAGCCTTTGGAGTATATAAGGTAGCGACATTTGGTGCAAACCGCTTGATTGGGAATGAAAGTGCAGCTCTTATAAAAAGTACGCTTGCTGCCAAGCAAAAGGCAGCAGCCAATCTTGTTGTCGCATCCAGTTATCGTACACTTACAAATGCGGAAAAAGGACTTATAGCTTCAAGTAATACTATGACAACCGCAGATTGGAAAGCGTTGGCAAGTAGTGGAGCTTTAACTAAGGAGTATGCCTTGCGGTTAATGGCACTTGGAAAATTGAAATCAGGACAAGCCGGCCATATTGTGCAGGTACTTGGTATATCTCGTGCTGAAATGTCAGCTGCACTTTCAACAAGTAAATGGCGTGTAGCCATGATCTCATTGGGTTATGGTATAAAACAAGTAGGAGTTGCATTAAAAGGTTTGCTTTTTAATCCATACATGCTTTTGTTCACTGGGCTTACTGCCATCGCTGAATTATGGTATAAGTCCGGGCAAAAGGCTGACGAAATGAACGAGCGTATTTCCGAGTTGACAACGAGAGCACAAGACGGTTTCAAGAATTTAACGAAAGAAGCTCAAAAATTTGCTGATGTTGATCCTTTTAAGGCGAATGATGCCTCACTGATTTCTTCCATTGAAAAAATGAAAACAGCATTAAAGGATTATTCTCCGGTTTGGGCAGATACTTTTAATGAAACGTTTAAGACTGATGATGAAGGAAACACAGTTAAAAGTCTTGCAGAACAATATATATTGCTTCGGGATGCTTTGAATGATACAAAAGAGGCTTATAGATTGTTGAATGCCATAAGAGGTACATCTGAATATGCGAATGATGCTACTGATGGTTATTTTGATGAAAGCTTTAGTGAAAATATTGAAGACTACATCAAGGCAGAGAAGCAGATAGACAAGATTATAGACCGTATGGCTGGTAGCTATATAGAGTATTATACTGCCATGCAGAAAGTTATAGCCAAGTATGATGATTTTGCTAAGGTCGCTTCGGGCAAATCATTGAAAGAGCAGTTGGATATAATCAAAGAATATCCCAAGGCATTAGCCAGTTTGAATAATGAGTTACCCTTCACGGGAGGATATAGGGATGATATTTTTCAATTGCGGAAAGCGTGGAAAAATTCTAAGCGTATTTATATGGAAGATGTATTGCCGGATATGAAGGACTTCCTATCTGGGTACAAGTCGAGACTGGAAGCTGCCGGCTGGGATTTGGACAATTTGAGTGATGCGCAGAAAATAGCTATCGGTTTGGATATAAGTTCTTTCTTTGATACGTTCGAGAAGATGCCGAAATATATGCGAGACTTCTTTAACGAGAAGACTCTTGAAGAAGAGTTCAATATCAAAATTAATGCTGAATATACAGAAACCAGTCAAAGTTTTTCTGATTTGCAGAAAAAGTTCAATGAAGCTACAGATGGGCAATTTGAAGCCCAAATAAAGGTTTCCACAGATTCAGAGAAAATCATTGAAGGAATACAAAAAGCGTACAAGGAAGCGAAAGAGACAACAAATCAATTGAAGCCGATATTGATTAAGGCCGGAATAGATTTATCAGATATTGGAACCATTGACTTATCAAAGATTCCTGATTGGCAGAAGCAAATTGTATCAGATTATAAAAAGGCTTTCGACATAATGCAAGCCGGCGAGAAAGGAGCCAAAGGAATCGGTTTTTCTCTCACTGATTCAAGTAAGGATAAGAGCAAAAAGGATGCCTTCGCCGAAAAATTGAAAGAACGGGTAAACTTACTAAAGGAGGCATATTCTGAATATAAGAAGTGGACTGACATTGTTGGAAAGGGAGAAGCTGCCAATAAGGTTAAAGGATCAGGTATTTTTGACTCCTTATTCAAAGGTAAGGAACCAGTGGATATTTCCAATTATCGGGATGAATTGAATAAGATTCTTAACCAGCTTGACGATAAGACCAAAGAGCGTAGGGAATTGAAAGTTTCTATACGGAAAGTTCTTTTAGATATTGATGCCAATGCTATGAAAGAAGCTTCGGATAAGGCTACAAAAGAACTTGAAAGGTACGTATCTGATGTTTCAAAGAAATGGGATATATACAAGCAGCTTATCAATGCCGGTGCAAGTAAGAAGGATGCTTCAACTTATGCTTTTGGTTTTTTGACTGATTATGAGAATGAAGCGCAATATTTAATAGATACAGTACAAAAGAAACTCAAAGAAAAGGGTGTTGATCTTCCATTCACTTTGAGTGACGATGAAGCAGAAAGTATATTAGGAGGTAAAGACAGCCCATTATATAAGCAATTTTTTAAGGTGTGGAAGGATGCTAAAGAGGCATTTGAGAAAGATAAGGTAAGTATTGCACTTGATGATACAAAGGTTATTGCCAATGCAAGATCAACGATAGAAAAGATACGAATATTAAGTGAACAGTACGCATCAAAGACTGGATTAAGTGTCGGAAAAAATGGGGAGTTGGTTGGTGATACGTCAGGTCTAAACAATGTTCAGAAGGCTTATCTTGATGAATATAATAAGAAGCTGATTGAATTAAAATCGACCTTATTACAATTGTTACCTGAATGGGAGAAAATATTTGGAGATAAAGAGCAACGTTCATTCTCTGATTTGAAAGAGGCTGAACGTATCGCAAGGGAAATCAAGAATAATGCAAAGGTTTCCTATGATAGCGATGGAAAGCCTAATGGATTTACTTCTTTTTTCACGAAAGATGATGGTAGTATTGAAAATGTTAAGGGGGCTTATTCTTTGTTGGATAAATTGATAAAAGCTATCCCCCAGTTGCAAGATGCACAATTGGCTGTAAATCCATTCAAAACCTTAGCGAAGAATGTAAAAGAACTTTTTACTTCTGAAAAAGACAGCGACAAACTGGAAAAGAAAATCGGACGGTTGGGAGAAAGTGCCGCTGAAAGCGCTGATCTTGTCGGCAATTTTGCAGGGCAAATGTCCTCCATGTTCGATGCTTTGGGCAATGAGGGCATGGCCGACACGATGGGCAATGTGCAGGATGCCATGTCTTCTATAAGCAATATCGGGCAGGGATTTGCCAAAGGTGGAATAGTTGGTGGTATTGCTGCCGCTGCCGGTGAAGCTGTAAACTGGATTGGGAAGATAGCACAAGCGCATGATAAGAAACTCGATAAGGCTATTGAAAAGAGTAAACTTCGTGCTCAACAGTTGCAATATATATACGAACAAATTGACGGTATTCTTGAACGTTTCTTGGGCAGTGGCACGGAACTAAAACTTGTAGATGCAGAAAATGACCGTACCCGGTTGAATCAATTAAATAATCAGATTGAGGCAATACGCAATAAGGGAAAGATCAACATCTTCGATTTGATGTCTTTGCAGAAATATAAGCAGGAAGCGGAAAAACTTCAAAAACGTGTTTCGGCATACGATGAAGGTGGTGCATACGGATATCAACGTGCCTTGATGCAAGAACAACTTTCAGAGTTGGAGAAACAACGGCAAGCTGAAATTGATAAAAAGAAGACGGATGATAGCAAGGTAGCTGATTATGAGAATCAGATTGCGGAGATGAAACAGCAAATAAAGGATTTTGCCGAGGAAACGGCTGAATCTCTCTATGGCATTAATTTGAAAGACTGGGCTTCGCAGTTGGGAGATGCCTTGTATGAGGCATGGCAGAAAGGCGAGGATGGTGCCGAAGCTTTCAAAAATAAGGTTGCCGACATTATGGGTGATGTCATGAACTCCATTCTCAAAATAAGTATTTTGGAACCGGCCATGCAACAGCTTCAGAAGATGCTTTTCGGTGAGGATGGAATGAGTGGTTATTTCGGCAAGGATTTCTCCCTTGACGAAAGGGAGTTGGAAAGTATTGCGGACTATCTAATGGGAGTGAGTGAGAAAACCGATGATTACTATTCCATGCTTGACAAGCTGAACAACTATATGGAAAAGAAATATGGTATCAGCATGAAAGAAGGGGAAGAAGAAAATGGAAGTGGGTTATCTAAAGGCATACAGAATGTTACTGAAAATACCGCTAACCTTTTGGCTTCTTATATAAATGCAATCCGGGCTGACGTGAGTGTCAAACGGGAGTATGTACGCAGATTGGTTGAAGAATTGTTCCCGGCCTATAATGTAATAGCACAAGCACAATTGCGACAACTGACAATGATACAGATAAATACAGCAAAGAATGTGGAATTTGTGGAAGAGATCAGAGATATACTGCATAGGAATATAAACGGTGTAAACAAGTTTAATGTATGATTATGAACAGATTGAATAGTGAATTGAGAGGTCATGCCGTATCGTATGGCCTCTGCACACAATGGCAAGGTGACTGGCAAAACAATAAAAGCCAGCAAGAACTAATTGAAATGTATATACGAGGCATTGATTTTTGTATTGAGCACGATTATCCGACAGTGGAATATATAAAAGGTAATTTTGACCGGAGTCTGCTCCATCAAAACCATATTTTTGTTGATGAACCAGTGACCGGAGGTGACAACGGTGTATATGTGCTGAACGGTAAATGTTCAGGCAAATTTTCTTTCAGCAAATTTGCAGCCGCTACTCTCCATTTGCGGCATGATAGTGAATTGACTCTTGAAGTGGAGGATTGTGCCAAAGTTTTTGTGAGTGTATATGATCGGGCTATACTACATGTAAGGCAAAGCGATATGGCTAAAGTTTATGTATATGTTCATGGCAAAAACTGTAAAGTTGAAGCCGATGGCAATGTCATGGTAAGATATAAAATGAATGTGGACTAACACATGTTCTGCAATATCTTTATTTACAGCCTTTTATATTTCTAAATTATTGGAACGGTATCATAAATGACAACCAACATCTCGTCACAATACGGTAGATACGCGCATTATTTATATTGTGTCTAAATTTTAGAGTAAATGTAACTGTTTTTATTTACCGATTCTTACCGTTTGTTACTGATGTTTACCGAATTTATTTTCTTGATTTTTAGGTTGTTGTATGGCGAAAATATCGTCTTTATATTTGCGCCGGAAACAATGCTGTTAGGTTCATTACGTGGTTGTCATGAACTGGAGTAAAATATTATAGGGCATTCTCTTTGAGGCAGACAACCACATTAGGCTTCATTGGGATTTGCCCTTTCTCTTTACTATTATGTCAAGCGTGACTATTATACTAAGGAGGGTTCAGTAGGTACGAGTAATGGCGTATTGGGGTTCGATTCCCTGCCTACTACAAGATCGGACAAAATAATTCCCCAAAAGCGGAGATGTCCGAGCCGCTGATGGGGAAAACATTAACTTTATAGTGCAAAGATATGGAAAATTTTAATCAGTTAATACCTATTGATGAGGGAAAAGGTAAAAAAAGAACAATGACCTCCTTGCAGATTGCAGAAATTACGGGCAAAACTCATTCAAATGTAATACGAGATATTCGCAATATCCTTGAACAACTGGAAGATAGACGACAATTCAGTTTTGAATTATCATCAAGACCTCAACCTATGCCAAACGGTGGAAGCAAAGAAGTGTCTTGTTACATTCTCACCAAAAAGGATTGCCTTCTTCTCGCAAGTGGTTATGATGCAAATTTACGAGCCAAAATTATTAATCGTTGGGAAGAACTTGAAGAAAACAAGCGTGAACTTTCCCGTAAAAGGAAGAAATTTTTGTTAAGTAAAATGTAAATTTATAATATGAAAACAAATCAAATTTTTCAATATAATGGAAGTCCTATTACCTTTCAGAAAGGCGATAGTGTTATGATTAATGCCACAGAAATGGCAAAACCGTTCGGTAAACTTGCCAAAGATTGGCTATCCAACAAATCAACCAAAGAGTTTTTATCCACATTATCAGCCGTTAGGACAATTCCCCTAACGGATTTGGTAGAAATAAAACAAGGTGGAAATGGTGAGCAAGGCACTTGGATGCACGGAGATGTAGCAATGGAATTTGCTCGCTGGTTAAGTCCTGCTTTTGCTATTTGGTGTAATGACCGTATCAAAGAGTTACTTCAATATGGCATGACCGCCATGCAGCCAACTTTGGAGCAAATGATAAATAATCCCGACCTTGTTATCAGTCTTGCAACACAATTAAAGAACGAGCGAGAAGAGAAGCAACGTCTTGAACAACAGAACGCATTGCAAGAAGAACAGTTGCTTCAAGCCTCTCCGAAGGTCAGCTATTACGATAACCACTTGCAGAGTGTAAACACCCAGACGAGCACACAAGTCGCCAAGCAGATAGGAATGGATGCCGAAAAGCTGCATAAGAAGCTGAAAGAAATCGGAGTCATCTACCGACAAAGCGGACAATGGTTATTGCATACTCCTTATTCTACTTGGGGAATACACTCTACACGTACACAGACGTACACACGTTCGGATGGCTCGATAGGGACAAATGTTTATACTGTATGGACTACGAAAGGTGTACGTTTTATCATCGCATTATGCGAAAGCGGTTGGGACGTAAAGAAAGCCATAAAGCTGATTAAAGGTGAATTAATACCAGTAGCATAGTGTTCACTATTTATTTCTCTGAAAATTTAGAAAAATCGAGTTTTTGACAATATACTGCAATAAGCAAATTTTAAATCGTCATTTTTCGGTAAAGTTAATGGAATGAACATAGTGGGCAGCGGAAACAGATGGTGCGCTATACAGAAAACGATTTTACTAAACAATTCGTGAAAACCTTAATTACAGAGGAAAAGCTAAAAGAACGTAATTCCGTTCTTATACAATCAAGAGGTAATTTGCAATTCTTTTCAATACATAACAAATAAATTGGGCTGACTTTGAATGGAAGCCAGCCCAATTGGATTAATAATTTGTTGTTGTGTCAATTTTGACACTTTCGGATATTATATTTTCTGAATCATTATATCTGTATGTAACTATTGCATTCCATTTAGAAAGTGTTTCATAAAAGGTATTGTCTATGACGTATATTCCGTAATCTCTTAAATTTATTTGATTTGATCGCCAACGCACTCTATCAGTATTATTGGAATCAAAACTATTAGCAGTAGCTATCAGTCGATTGTTTTCATCTGTGATGCTAATTCCTTCAATCTTAAACTTGTCATTACTGTTATTGGAATATATTTGCCCGGCAAAATTGATAAGAAATTCATTTTCATTCTGTACAATTGTTCCTAAGCCTGCCTTTAAATAACAACATTGTACATTTATATCGAATGAAGAAGATATTCCGCTATAAGGAAGGTTGGCTGTAATCCGAGTTTGCCCAGTCCAGCCTTGGCTATTACATATAACTGCACTACCAGCAATGGAAACCAAGTTCTCATTTTCAGATGTGAGCATTAAATCTTCTATATAAGCATTTGCAGGTTCTACTACAACTTGTGGGATGAATGAATACCCCCAGTTCCCCTCAAAACAAGAAACTGATAAGCTTCCTCCCCATACATTGTATAACTGAATACTTTCTGCTTTTATTTTGGCAGTAATATAGGCTATTGCGATTTTATCTGCTCTATTGTTATATGCTGAAATCATACTTGTACCGTTAGTTTTAATAGTGAGTACGCCATTCTGATCTACTTCAATAATATCACTGTCTGATGAAGTCCATTCCAAAGTCTGATCTGAACAATTTGCAGGTACAAATACGGGGTGTAATGCAAGATTGGCATTTCTATCAAAAAATAGGTTTGTTCCTTCTTGGAATGAAACTGATTGCACTGGAATGAAACCTTCTTGCGTAATAGTGAAATCTTTTGATATATTATCTCCTTTCAAAGTGATTGTGCCTTGCCGTTGTGAGGAAGAGTTTTCATCCACTGTGATCGTTATCTTTCCATTGGATAAAGCTCTTGTTTTTGTAGCATGAACCCAATTCATTGTTTCAGGAATAACAATTTCCATATCAACATTGGATTTGTAGGTAAATTCTTTGCTACCACCTTCCCAACCAAAAGTTGAGTTTTGTTCAGGAACTAAAATAGCATCCTTTTGGGATTGTGATATATTTATTTGTATCGGTTCAAGAACGGCGTCAGATGTTATTAATATAAATCCAGTTCTTTCATCATAATCAGGATTGGTTGTAACAGAAATTGTCACTTGTGCGTTCCCACTACCTTCTTTGTTCTTTGGAGATGATACAGTTATCCATTCAAATGGATTATCATCAATATACCAATTCGTATTTGAGGATATTGAAATTGTTTGACTGCCACCATTACTATCAAATTCAAGGCTGTTTTCATCAATTGTTGTATATTTCTCTTCATCTTCTGACGAACATGCAGCGAATATCACTACGCATATAAATGTAAGTAGGACTTTTTTCATTTCTTGCATAATTTGTTTAATAAATATTTTATATCACTCTTAAGTCTTTTGGTATCAAAACGGTTTTCAGGAAAGTCAACGTATATAATTAGGAACAACGCAAATAAGGGTAGTAATATTACTCCAATAATAGCCCAATGCCACCCAGTTACACTGAAACAAATCAGTAGGATTATTACCAACCAAAGTAAAACTCCTAACATATAATAACCTCTTTTATAATTATAGGCAAAAGTATTAATAATAAGTATATTGATTAATGATATTTTTTATGTTTTTAAACATATAAATGGTGATTTGCATTTGTTTGGCTATTGTATTCTATTAAAAAATGATTTTATAATATTATTTTCTATGATAATATAGAAAATACAATTATATTTGCGTTGAAATAAGATTAAAGTATAAGGCCATAGAGCTTGTTGTGGAGACTAAATATCTCTGCGGCAAGCTCTTTTTTTATATGTGTATATGAACGAACCGTATTCTATTTTGATACAGAAAACTACCGAGAATGCTCCGGTCAAAGACAGCTTGGCGCATTTTGGGATTGTGTGCACTGAATTTCCGTTCAAACCGGGTGGGGAAACGAAAGACTTACCAAAACGGGATTGGCCGGAAGAAGACGGTGAAGATACTTACATACCCGATAAGCTACCATTAAAAGCATACGACTTGGAGGCCGAAATGTGCTATAAAGGGGATTTAGGTACTGCATACGATAAAATCATGGCCTTTCAAAACTATCTAACGGGGGAGAATGGTGACGGTGCCACCTTGAAAATATATAACTCGCACACAGGTATCGGGCGGCAAGGACTTTACTTGCTGGAGGTTGGAGATTTTGAATTTAACAAGTCCAATATGGATGAAGTCTTGACCTTCCCGATAAAGTTCAGAGTGACTGATCCTCGAACTCAAATAATCCCCTCGTATAGTGTTGCAGAACCGACAAAGATAGTTGCATTGGTTGAAAAAGTATAGCTGTATGGCATGGAAAGTTTATGATAAAACTGGCAATACGGTACGTTGTACGCTGAAAAGTTTGGAGTATAATGGTACATGGATGGGTGCATGTTTTGTGACAAGCACTCTGAAAAGTGCCGTGCCCATTCCTTTTGAGATAGGTGACTATGTTATGTACCGTGGCGAGAAGTTTGAGATAAACTATGATCCTACGGCATTAAAAAAGGCGGCAAGAAAAACTTCGGGAGAAGCGTTTGTCTATGATAACGTAAAGTTCAACTGGCCGGGAGATGAATTGACGCGATGTGATTTTCTTGATTATGTGAAAAGTGATAATCAGATACACTTCACTTCTTTGCCAAAGTTCAGTTTTTTCGCTTCGTCTATACAAGATTTGGCAGACCGTGTTCAAGTAAATCTTGACCGTATATATATTGGAGCACAAAAATGGACGGTTGTTGTACACCCTGAATATGTGAGCACTACCAACGTAAACATTGATGTGAACAATATAAAGGTATGGGGTGCGTTGGAATTGTTTAATTCAAAATTTGGTGCGAACTTCGTTATTCGTGGACGGACAATAACAATCGGTACTGCCGGTATTGCTGTGGGCAATATTTTCAAGTATGGGCGTGGAAATGGTCTGTACGAAATTCAACGTACAGCCGATGCGGATCAACAGATTATTACCCGGTTGCGTGCATACGGTAGTACAAGAAATATGCCTAACCGGTATTATAATAAGCTCTCAAATAGTTCCCTTACCAATTATTTGCCGAATAACATGGCCGTGGAAAATCTGATGTTACCTGATTTTCCTAAGACAACACTTGATCCATATATTGACAGCAAGAATATTGCTGCACTTGGCATTCGGGAAGGAAGTGTTTATTTTGACGGTACCGGTGATTTGGAGGAAATATGTCCTTCAATGGAAGGTATGACCGCCGAACAGTTGAAAGATGCTGGTATTTATGTATCGTTGGATGCCGGGGATAATGGTAGTCTTGACGAGGTGGCTGATGCAGAACAACTGACGGATGATGGTACAATGGATAACCTGAAAGAAGGTGAAGATGTTCCACCTTTTACAATAACTCTAAAAGATGTTGGTTTCAATATAAACGATTACCTGACTTCTGAAACAGCCACTATTAGCATGAAAAACGGCATGTGTGGTGGCCGGGATTTTGAAATAACCAAATGTGAGAAGAAGGGCAATAAATATGTGCTGACTTGTAACCGTGTATATGATGAAAGTCTGAAATTATATTTCCCATACAAGGATTACAATATAAAGTCCGGTGACAAGTTTGTCCTGCTTTATATTGATATGCCGGACGTTTATATTCAGGCAGCTTCACAACGGTTACTTGTTACCGCGAAAAAATACCTTGAAAAGAATGACTATGTGCGCTATTCGTATGAGCCGAAGGTGGATGATATATTCATGGCACGCCAACATGATGAAGCTGTTGCAAGGGGGGAAGCAAGCATACATGATACTTTGAAAGAAGGGGACTTAATGCTATTCACTGATAGTGATCTTGGTATTGAAGGTAGCATCATTATTGATACCCTTATTATTAAAGAGGGAGAAGATATGATACCGAAGTACACTATGACACTTCGGGAGGAAAAAGCTGTTGGATCGCTTGAAAAAATCCAAAATCAGATAGATTCTATTGCAGGTGGTGGGCAGGGAACCGGTGGCTTGAATACCCAACAGATACAGTCTATCATCCGTTCACTGGGTAATCAGCTTTTTCTTTCACGTACCCATAATGATACGGCAGCTGGGCTTATCAGCTTCTTAGCCGGTGCTATTTTTGGTGCAAGCGGTTTTGCAGAGGGTTTGACCGGCTTTGGGGCGAAAATAGACAGCATGGGACGTGGGTATATGGAAAGCCTCACGTTACGCAGGTTTTTAGAGGTGCCGGAATTGCGTTTTAACCGTGCTGAAATTGTGCTTGGTGACAAATGGCGTTCTCCCGGTGCTGGAATTATAGAGAGTGTTGAGCCTGATTATGATGCTGATGGTAACTTGCTACGTTCCGGGACAATAAGTTTGAAATTACAAGACGGTGAAATAGGTGCTGTGGCTGTGGATGATATTTGCATGGGGTATTTCCATGACTATGAAACGCCGGGGAATAATGCGGTATCTGATATAGATGATAGCCGTGGCAACCGTATGTTTGCCGGTTTCTGTACAATCTATTTTCGTATTACAGAAATATTGGATGCCGGAACAAACAAAAGGTTTCGCTATGTGCTTCGTGGTGTTTCTGATCGTTGGCAATATTCTTTCCATCCGTGTGAGGCTTTGCATTTTGTCGCTTATGGCAACTTTACAAACAAGGAACGCCAGACTTCCGCTTATGAGACGAGGACATACCGCCGTTTCTTGGTAGGGGTAAATGACTGGGAGTTTACAAAGAGTATGGTTGCAATGCAGGATGGGGATTTGAGCAATCTCAACATCTTCGGGTTGGATATGACCGGTTATTCTGCTTATCTGAATAACATTTATATGACCGGCACAATCGAACAGTTACAGATAGATGCACCGGTACGCATTGAGATTGATACGCAAGGTGACAATTTTCTTGCTTATGGTGAATCAATGGAAATTACTTGCAAGGTCTTTAAAGGTTGGGAGGATATTACAGACACAGTTAGACAATGGGCTATCCGAAGGGATAGTGGAGATACCGCCGATGATGAAGCTTGGAATATCAAGCATAAGGATTTCAACGGTTCAATAACGATACATAACACAAAGGAAATTAGTGATTTAGGAAATAATTCAGTAACAGTGGTAAGTACCTTGTTTACCATAACGGCAACAAATGATACTGCATCAGTAGAAGCAATTGTGACGATATGATAGAGAGTGAAAAGAAAAGAATCAGAAAAGAGTTTCAACCGCTTACGATTGCAGTAAGCTTGAAGATAATGACACCGAACAGTCCGGCCAATCAGGTCTATAATCCGGTGGCAAATGAATATGATCCTGACCGTGGGGTTACTCCACTGGTGATTTTACCGGAAGTCATAGCGAATGCCGCTGACGGTAGCTGGGATATGCCTTATGTTAATTCTTTGTTGGCAGAAATGAACTGGTTTGCTAATGGAGAGAATATTTCTGCAATCAGTTCATGGAATGGGAAGTACAGTATAGATACGGTTGGAGATACACGCGGTGCCATTACCATAAGCAGAAATGTGGCTCCGGGTGAAAGTTTTGAGTTGTATTTTGAAGGTCTGATAGCTGATACCCGGCTTGGGGTGAATATTCCCGTTAAGACTGACTCTATCATGTTGACAACGGTAGATAAGAGTGAAGATACCTACGGTTTGTCTATTGGGGATAGTCAGATAATCCAGTACAATCCATTTCTTGACAAGCTTTTGTTGTATGATTACAAGGTAGCCAACAATTTGATTTCCGCATCTACGGCCAATAGGAATGCAGCTTTGGATGAAAATTCATACGAGCGCACCATTCCACTTATGGTAACAAAGGGAGTGAATAAAATAACTACCGGATATACAATTGAACTTTATCAGGTGAACAGCATATCAAGTCAAACAATGCTGACTACCGCAAACCATGAAATAGTGGCTTTGTCCTTAACCAGCCTGATAATGGACTTGCGTTTGGTCGAGAAGGGGGATTACTTGCTGTTGGTGAAGGTTGGTGGAAAGGAGGTTGCAAGACAGCAATTCTCCGTCAATCGTGTTTATCCAAAATTTACGTGCATACCGGCAAGTCAGGCTTCCATCAATCCTGATGAAATCCTGCATAGGAATATAGCTATGGTACAGTGGAATGGAGAAATTGTGTCGATACCGGCACCGATTATCCGCATGGTATGGTTTACGGACAGTGCAAATAAGACCGGGGTACAATGGCAGGAGGGGGAAAAAACTGTGATAATGTTGGATGGAACCGGTATTGGTGAAACTTATCTTGACGATTGGTTGGACGTGTACATTAAGGCCGAGCAAAAAAAGGCTTTCTCTGTATTGACTGATGGGACAAATGAATATACGGACAGTAACGGGAACATATATATAAATAATTGATATGAGGTATGTTGTAGCAAATAAGGAAAAGGCTTTGGATGCCGGGGTTCTGTTGTTGGGGCACTTGGTAAAGGGAGAATCCATCATCTTGAATGAAAAGGAGGTAATGTGCCTGCCTTCTCTTGATGGAGAACTGGAAGATAGAATACTGTTGTTGGACGGTATCGTTTATACTAATACAAGCATGAATCAAATTATATCAGAAGGAGGTTGGGAATATGGCAGAAAATTATAGTGCCCAAAATAGCATCACGATTAAACGTCTTCGTTCCAATGACAGCCTGATGCTGACTTTTGAAAATAATGGCATTCCATTGTTTCAGGCCGTAGATGAAGAAAGTGGGGCTGTCTCTCCTGATTGGAGTATAGCTGCGAATCAGCCGGTACGGACACCCAAAGTAACTTCGGCACGTGGGTTGGCGGTCAGTTTGTCTGGTCATAGTTGGGCTTACAATGGAGTGGCTTTAAATTTTAACGGTGCGGAAAGTGGAGGTTGGAAAAAAGACAGTACGGGCAAATTCTCTTTGAATACCAGTACCGGTGCCATTAAAATTGTCGGAAACTTGGCAAGCAAAACGAATATTGCAGGAGATACATTGACTTATTCATGTGTCGCTTCTACGGCAGGTGTTGAGTATAATTTGACCGGGGAACTGCCTATTGCCATTCAGAATATGGGAGCCAGCTCTTACTATCTTGCTATTCTTGCAAGTACCGAACAGTTAACAAGCAAAGTAACAAGTTGTACTCTGACTACCAAGCTGTATGCCGGTGCCAATGCCATTACCGATTACTATATAAAATGGTATAAGGACACGGCGGCTTGGACTGATAAGAACGGACAGAAAAGTGTAACTGTTACCCGTGGTGATGTGGACGGTACCCAGTTATTCATAGCAGAAGTTTATCAGTCTTCAAGTGCTTCACAACCGATAGCACGTGCCGGGGTACGTATCATTGATACGGCAGATGAATTTCAAATTGTATGTTATATAACTTCTTCCAACAAAGAGGTTGATACCGGACAACCCGTTACAGTAAGTGCCAAGATTGTAAATATGACTACGGGGTCAACTTATACTCCTACTTCCGCATCGTGGACTATGGATGTGATGGATAAGGAAAACTGGAAGAGTTTGAAACATTCTACAACAAATTCTATATCTGTAACAACAACGGAAACTGACAGAAACGGGACTCAATATGATGTTGATGTTTTGGCAGAATGTCATTTTAATTAACATAAAAACAAAATAATATTATGGCAACTAAAGGATTAGGAAATGAAACATTGGTGACCTCCATTCTGCGTTCCAATACAGTATTGGTGGAAGTTGGTGGTAGTGTCAGACGCATTACCGTGGAAAACTTCATGAATGCTATTAATAATGGTGACGAACAAATGTTGAGGCAGGTGGCTTGGGGGATTCCAATCAAACAATCAACCCAAAGTAGCACGAACTATGGTGTGATAGGTAATACAGCCGCATGGACAGAATACAAGTTGTATTGTGGCCGTTATCTCGTAACGAATGATGGAAGGGCTGCTAAAATGTCCCCTACCAATAGTGCGGTGTTTGCTGATGGTACTGCGGTGGATGAAACCAAAGGGCATGTGATGTGGATAGGGCCACGTTTGTATTATCGTGTACAGACTGACAGTGTAAGTGGTGTACCAGTCTTATGGCTCTCGATGCTACCTATTGGCGGTGAGTTTATTGGTGGGGCAAATGGTGGAATGTATAACTGTATCGGTGCATACAAAGGCTCCATGTCAGGTAGCGCACTTGTTTCACGTTCAGGAGTTGCACCGGCAGGCAGCAAGACAATCAACGCATTTTGGAATGCTGCACAAGTGAACGGTAAGGAATGGGGACTGACCGATTACGATCAGAGAAAGCTTATTATGATGTTGGGGCTGTCCCAGTACGGAGATACCAATATTCAAGCCAAACTTGGTTATGGTGTGGGTGGTAGCTCCAGTAAAGACTTGTGGGCTGCTGCGGCAGCATTGCAAACTGGCGCAACAAAGAGTCTCGGTGACAATTGGGGCAAAATAGCTATTTCTGTGGTGAATGGAAGTAATACTGGAGTGGATTGTTCACGGGTGAACATGATGGGTATAGAAGATCCTTATGGGTGGCAGTGGGAATTTCTGCAAGGAGTATTTTGCGGTAGTTCCAACAATAGTGCTCAAAGTGGAACGGAAATTTTCATTTACAAAGGAAACCGTTTACCGACTACTGCTGAATTAGCTGCGCATCCAAATGGTGAATACAGACAAGCTACCCGTCAGACAGCTTCCGGTCAAGTGCAGGAAATAATTCTTGGGGAGCATTTTGATATTTTCCCGAAAAAGATTGGTGGAAACAGCACTTCTTATTGGGCTGATTATTCATGGGCAAACACTACTGGGCAGCTGGTTCTTTGGGGCGGTTCTGCGAATGACGGTGCGTATTGCGGCCTCGCTTGTGCGTACTCGGGTTACGCTTGGTCGTCCTCGCATGCGTCTTTCGGCTCTCGCCTTGCGTATTTTGGGAATTTAACATTTGTTAGCGGTGCATCTTTGATGGCTGCATAATAGATTTTGAAATATTAGTTCTTTGAATTTCAATTAATTAAAACCCGTCCACCTTCTCGTTTTACGGCAACGGATAACGGGACGAAAGCCGAAAGGCGTGGACGGTTGGCAGAGGGGAACAAGAGCTGGTTCTTTGGGGCGGTAATGCGAATAACGGTGCGAATTGCGGCCTCGCTTATGCGAACTCGAATAACGATTGGTCGAACTCGAATGCGAATATCGGCTCTCGCCATACTTATTTATCGTAGAGTAATCTGCGAGTTCTCCGAGCCATGACCTTGCAGGATTTATATCGTTGCAACGTAGTAATCAATTGGTTACGATGTCAGAAAATCAAGAATGCGGAAAGGTTGCCCAATTTGCGAAAGGCAACAAGCGGTGTTAGTAGGTTGGTTCTCGAAAGCTCCGGGCGAATTATTCAAGCAAGTAAAAACAGCTTGCAGTTATCGGAATAATTAAAATAGTCTGAACAAGACAAAATTGGAAGTATGGTGTAAATTTTAAAACAAAGCAGCAGTGAATATTGGAAGAAGTGATATTGATTGGAAGAGTCTATCGCATAATGAAATTGATAGAATTATAGCGGAAAGGATAGAGGCTGACAATAAACGGATAGAAGCAAACGGTGGAAAGAAATCTAAAAGAGCCGGGTATATTCTTGAACGTATAGCAGAGATAAATAATTTACGTGAAGCGGACAAAGAAGCACAAGATGGGAAGGTTAAGAAAAACCGCTTTATCAGGCGGCATAATCTACACCCGGAAGAAGACCTCCGAGCTTTGCAGTTGATGATCCTGACATTGGATTTTCCGGCACCGGATTATAGCGTAATGAGAGTAAAAAGTGATGCAGGAAAGGTTCGAGATATTGTCAAACAGAAATATTTCCCGTGGCGTATATTGCACCATGCAATTATGAGGGTGATTGAAGAAGATGTTTATAGAAATTTGATTTATGATACAAGTGCGTGTATCAAGGGAAAGGGATTACATTTTGGAGTAAGGAGAATGAAACGTTTTCTTCACCGGTACCCGGAATACAAATGGTTCGTAAAGACTGATTTCAAAAAGTTCTATCAAAGTATTCTTCATGAGCTTATTGTTGCTGCATTGAGAAGGAAATTCAAAGATGAACGATTTATTAAATTGATCGAGATAGCTGTTTTATCGTATGACAGCGGAACAGAGTTAGTTGACGTATTGGAGAATGAAGTTGAACGGAAGAAGAGGTGTTCCGATTGGAGCATTTACAAGCCAACCTATCGGGAATTTTGCGGCAAGCCGGATAGATCATACAATGAAGGAGAAATATCGTGTCAAATGCCTGCATAGATATTGCGATGATAATGTTATGCTGGCTCGTTCTAAGGCCGAAGCGTTGTTTCTTATTCGTGCGTATGAACGGGAAAGTGCAAAAGTTGGGTTGGTAGTTAAAGCAAACAGTTGTATTGCTCCGATAGGAACAGAAACAAAAAATGGGAACAAAAAGCATAGAAAGCGAAAACGTAGTAAGAGGAAGAAGGATTAACTTTTTGGGCTATTGCTTCACGAAAGATAATGTTCGGATGCGTAAAAATATGAAAAAGAACTTTGCCCGAAAGGTGAAACGAATAAAAAGCCGGAAACGTAACCGCGAGATACGAGCTTCATACTGGGGCTGGTGTAAGTGGGGAGATTGTAAGAATTTATGGAGAACAATAACAAATAATGATATGAGTTTTGCAGATAAAGGTATCAAACAGAGTGGTAGAACAAAGGACGGAAAGAAGTTCTTCGATGTAAAAGAGACAAGATTGATGGATATTCTCAATGTCCCTATAACAGTGGTGGACTTTGAAACGAATGTGAAGACAAAGCAAGGTGAAGGTAGATATTGTGTTCTTTTTGAACAGAACGGACAACGTAGCAAATTCATAACGAACTGTTACAATCTGAAAGATGTGTTGGACCAGGCTCGCGAAGCGGAGAATAACGGTCAGAAGATTTTTCCAGTGGAAAATGTGATTGTCAAGCGGCGTTCGTTAGGTGACGGGAAGAGTGCTTATTATTTTGAAGAATAATTATAAAAATGGAGGTAATTTATGAAAAGTTATGGAACTCTTGTAGGAGAACTGCCGACTGGTATTGAATTTGTAGTTGAAGGTGCGTTGCTACGCATTTATTTTGACTTTGAAAGAAAAGAAGTCATTCAAAAGGCCGGTTCGGAAGATATGGTTGTTGAAGACCAGTATGTCTGTGAAAATGTGGATGTTGAAGGAGAACATGATTATGACAGCATTGTAAGCGCCATTATCATGGAACGTTATGATGCAAACAAACGTGATGCCATTTTCGCCAACTTGGAAATGGCACGTGATATGGCTTCGGAACTTGACGAAGGTAAGCGTGCCGAATATCTGAAAGAATACACTGATTATCAGAGTTATCGTATCAAGGCTAAGGAGATCGCAAAAGAAGTATTAGCAAAATTGAAGTAATCCGGTATGGAGGCACAAGGGCATATATTAATACGAAGAAAGGCCCAAAATGGAATTGACGGTACTAATGGGGAACCGGGGAAAAACGGGCTGCAGGGCTGTATTCTCCGGCAATCCGAATGGGCTAAAGGCATAGAGTATCGCAATGACGAGGCTTTGACTTCCGGTACCCGGTACTTGGATATTGCTATTGTGACTACCGGTGCCAATACGTTTAACGCGTATAAATGTCTGAAAACTCATACGTCCAGTGATTCCATTCCGGTGACAAATACAACTTATTGGCAGAAGTTTAATTCTTTGGTGCCAGTGTACACTCCGCTTATCATGGCTCAAAATGCTATTCTACGGTTCATGCAGGGTAATCAGCTTTTGATTATGAAATCTGACAACACAACGGTTGCGGCAGGGCTTGTTGGTGGCGACTATCCGCTATGGATTGGAGCTACAACACCGACTGATGCACCATATAAAGTAAGTATAGCAGGGAAACTTTATGCTACTGGTGCGGTCATTTCAGGTGACAGCACTTTTGAAGGTACATTGAAAGGTGTGTCAGGCTCTTTTACAAGACTGAATTGCGTAAATGATGCTGGTAATGCGGTTGGGGGAATCAGTTTTGGAAGTGATGGAAGGATGTGGTTTGATGGTGATATGTATCATCAAGGAACTAAAGACAGCCGATCATTACGCTTCTACACTTCTGACTTATGGTGTAGAGGTGTGTTTGGCGCAAGAGAAAGAAGCATTATGGTAGTTTATGGCTCCTATGCCTATGTGTACACAAAAGGGGCTGATAAAGCCGGTACTTATATTCCTTTGACTTCCGGGACTTCTTCAAATAATGAAACTTATTATATAGTTCCTTGCTATTCGCCAAGATACGATTATAACGGCGAGACATCGGGCTTTCCAGTCGATACGGTCATATTCAGAATAACGTCAAGCGCGACCTACCGTTATCTTTTGAGTCTTGCCGTTACCCAAAGGATATTCTTGGTTAATGCAAATGACAATTATAATAATGTTCAGGTATATGCGAATGGAACAAAGCAAACGTTGAATGGCGGTTCTATGCACCATTGTATGCAATTGGCAGATTTTATGTATCCGTCACCGAACTCTGACTGGTTGGGAAGAGGTCTGATGTTTGGTGCTTCAAACGACAATGATTGGAGGTGATTATGAAAAGGATAAATTTTGAAAGAATTGAGGTTTTTGTTGATATTGATAAGACAAGATGCTCCGTTGAGAACTACAAAAAGGATTTTGCAAATATCATTTATCAACTTGGTAGAGGAATAGAGGCTCATGCACTCGCATTTAAAATATTCAACTCCAATGGAGAGATTGAGTATAGCGATGAAGAGTGTAATATGATTCGGGAATATGCAAGTTTGTGTTCCCCGGCCTTTATTGATGCTATCAACAAATTGCTATTGGGATAATATAATAAACGCAAACACGAAAAGAATATGAACGACATTATCGAAGCATTCATTCACGACCATTTGTTTTTACATTTGGTTTTGATAGCAGTGAGTATGACAGCTATCATCATTGCAATGGGGATAGATTTTATTTCGGGGATTCAGAAGGCAAAGCAGCGCGGAGAACTTCGTACCTCGAAAAAGTATAAAATGACAGCGACAAAAGCAAAGAAGTATTTTAATCCGTTTCTTACACTGGTTATGATTGATCTTATTTGTTGTATTATCATTCCATTTCCGGTATTTGCTATGTTATGGGCTGCTTATTGTGTCTTCTGCGAGTTTAAATCAGTACGTGAGAAATCATGGGAAAAGGCCGAGCTTCGGAAAGCGGAAAAGACTATGAGTATAATCATTGAAAATAAGGATGATATAGCACGACTGGCCGCACAAATATTATTTGAAACACAAAAAGAAAAGGAGGATAAAAATGACACGGGGACTACGGAATAATAATCCGTTAAATATACGGAGAAATAATACGAAATGGCAGGGGTTGTCTGCAACACAGACAGATAAAAGTTTCTTTCAGTTTAAAACTATGGCATACGGTTATCGTGCTGCTTTTAAAACTCTTCAAACTTATATTCTTAATAAGTATGATACTGACAAAGACGGCACGGCCAATGAACTTGAAGATGTTATTATGCGATGGGCACCGCCATGTGAGAACAATACTGAAGTGTATATTGCCACAGTCGAAAAGCGTTCAGGCATATCTCGTCATACAATTCTGAACAGAAACAACCGGGAACAACTTATTGCGGTGGTGGCTGCAATGAGTTATGTTGAGAATGGTGTTCCTGCAAACATGGATGAGGTAAGGAAAGGTTGGGAGTTGATATAGGAAACAAACATATAAACACATAGAAGATATGGCAAACTTGAATTTTACTCTTAAAGAAGAGGATTGGTACGAAAGCCAACCTATACAGTTATCTACTGGGAAATTTGCTATTAGCATCAATTTTGGAGATGCAGCAAACAACAGAGTTGTTGTGTACAAAAGTTCTAATGGAAAGGATTATGTACCTTACAAAACAGCACTTGGGGTTGGAGAGTTCTGTGATATGAATGTCGACGGGTTGATAGCCGGACAATATGTTATGGTAGGATGTAATGAACTTCCTATTTCATCTTCATTTTTGGAAAGTTCTGATGGTAGCAGCAGTGCGAGCAAATCGGATATTTTAGCCGAAAGCGGACGTGCTCAACTGGCAGAGTCCCAACTGGAACAGTCCATAAATGCGGTGAAGACCGCTTTGGATGAATTGGTTGGTACTGTTGATGCGACTACGGCCATTGACACCTTCAATGAAATTGAAACCTTCCTTGCAGGAGTAACCAATGAAAAAACTCTGACTGGAATGTTGGCTGTTACTGATGGAAAGGCCGTGACCGCACAAACAACGGCTGATGCTGCAAAAAGTACAGCTCAAACAGCTCTTAGCAAAGCCACTGCCAATGAAACAAAACTTAATACAATACCTGAAATGCCGGAGAATGACGGTAAGATATATGGTTTCTGTAATGGTGCATGGGTAGTTATTGCGGAAGTTGGTAAAAATGTATATACAGATTGATTATGAGATTGAAGATAGGTATAGGAGTAATCTTTGTGTTACTCCTTGCGGCAACCTTTTTGATGTACCGGTTGTGGCAGGAAGAGAAGAAGGAAAGTGCCCGACTTTCAGATAATATGAAAAGTCTCTGTACTGGGCTTGAAGAATATAAGATTAGGGATAGTCTAAATGTGGTTGAAAACCATGTTTTACGGCTTAACATAGAAGAATTGAAAGAGCTGCGGAGTGCGGATGCAAAACTAATAAAAGAATTGAATCTGCGTCCAAAAGAAGTCGAATATATCACAACCACAAAAGTTGTCACTAAAGACAGTATTGTATTTGTTCTGAAAGACAGCTGTTTCAATTATTCAGATAAATGGGTGGATTTTTATGCAAATATTCCTGACAGCACATTTACTTATGAAGTGAGAGACAGTCTTTCAAGTGCGATAAGCCGGATATATAAACACAGGTTCCTATGGTGGAGATGGGGGACAAAGGGGTATAAACAAACGATAGTCAATCATAACCCACGAAGCAAAATCGTTTATAATGAAATTGTAAAGGTGGAACATTAATTAATAAGAAGGGAGCCGAAATGCTCCCTTCTCCTTTTTCTTTAGAAAGGCAAATCGTCTTTTTGTTCCCCAAAATCCACTGGCGGTTGAGGTATGGCAGTTTGTACGGGTGCCGCGGTGGATGATGCCCCCTGATAATAAGTTTGGGGCTGTTGCGCTGCGGTAGGCTGTCCTGGATTACGGAGTGTTGCTTTCCAGCAAGTAATGGAGTTAAACCATTTTCCTTGCCATTCATTCGCATTAATATCTATTTCAATATCAACGTCTTGCCCGACTGCTAATCCAAAATTCTGAATATTGCTATTCATTACTGAAAAGGCAACTTTCTTAGGGTATTGGCCGGGAATTTCCAAAACAAAGTCTTGTCTCTGCCAGTTATTGCCATTCTTTGATACACCCGATTGTATCGGTTGTGCCACGATGATTCTTCCTTCTAATTTCATAATCAGTTTATAAATAGTTAAACACTATATGTCCGTTTTTTTAAGTTTACAAGCATAATCTAAAATTCGTTCTTTGGTACCGAAACTTTCATCATTTCACCAAATGCCAAACCTTTTGATCTGACATTAATAGCGAGAATCTCCCAATAAACTTTCGGATATTCCTATACGATATTTTGCCATTTTTATCCGTCTTTATCAGCAGGATTTAACTTGTCTGACTCATTAATTGCGCGGCTGATAATATCACAATCAGTAAGTTTTCGTTGTATGATAGCCATACCCCTTTTGCAATTATCGCTTTGATTGAGGTCACAGTACCCCCCCCTTATATAAAATATCAGAAAGTTCATCCAGTACTTTAAATGCGTCAGTGAGCCGGAGATATGTTATTCCGGTTACTTCTTTATTATATGGACGGACTTCTTCTATCCGTTTGTCAAGGGATAGGCAAGCAAGCTCTGCCATACATCTTGTAAGTTCTACTTTGGCAAGTAAGGCACTGTTCTCAATTCGGCATTTATCAAACTCCATTTTAATGGAGTATTCCATTTTAAGCAAATCAGGTTGTATTTCATCTGCAACATATTGGTTGGCATCAGCCATGAAAAAAGCCCGGTTTCCGGCTATTTTATTGATTTTCTTTTCATATTGAAGCATCAACTGTTCCAGTTTATTTCCTTGCTGCTTTACGCGGAAACGACAAAGCCCTGATTTGCGTAATGCACTTAACATTTCTACAATTAAGGAGCAAACTATATCATTGGTGAACAATATGTTATATATTGCTGCCAATGTGATATTTTCAGCTTTCAACTTTTTGTCTTTTATATCACTTATTTTTCTTTCCATAAGTTCATGAAATCTTTATAGACACATGGTAGTGCAAAGATAAGCACAAACGCCTCAACAATCAATTTTATTAATTGTCCGGTTCCCATATCAATCCATTCTATTTTTATTATAATTCATTTTGGCTTCAATGAGTGAATCAATGTCACATTTGAAATGGTGTAATGTGCTTAGGGCAACAATGATTACATCTGCCAGTTCTTCTTCTACATCTAAATACTCTTTAATATGTGGAGATTTCTCACCTGTACATTCAAAGACTTCGGCAACTTCTTCAAGCAGATCGCGGTGAAGATTGTTGTTGCTATCATTGTCGGGATCAATCTTTCCACGTCTTACAGCACATTCATAAGCTTTTTGTGCGATTTCATTCAGCTTTTCCATCATCAATATGTTTTATCCAGTTATTATCTTTCTCCAAAAACCATTGCCAGCCATTTTGGGGCTTGATTTTTCGTTTTATATACCGGCGAACTGTGGCATAATTCAGATTTAACTTTTGGGCAGCTTGGGTTATTGAATCGAATCTACACCATTTGCCTTCGGGAGTGATTGCAATACACGCAAAAGCATGGGCTTTTCCATTAGACCAATATCTATGTCCTTTCAAAGCCTCGCTGTGTCTTTTTCTTATTTCAACAGCTCTCTCTTTGCCATAGTATTCTTCATAGGTTTTTCCTCGTAATCCATGGTGGTAGCCTTTATTGAAAACATTATGTCCGTTGACAACCCGTGTGACCGGTATTTCAGGGTCTAATCTTAATTCCATATTATTCCTTGTTTTTGTAATTGTCTCTTCTCATTTGGTGATAGCGATAGTACATGGATAAGTCGAGTTTACGAATGAAGTTATCATCCGCTTTTATGTCAGAAACTTTTTGGGCAGGTTTGGCTACTTCAAAGAAAATTCTCTTTACTGCATATCTTCCCTTTTCAAGAGAATAACATTGCACTGATCCTTCATAAGCATAAATAAGCCCGGAGAAATCAGGGACTTCATCGGGCTTTATCAAACCTTTCGGTACTATATAATAAAAATAATTGGTACGTTGGCCGGAAGTGACAACATCAAACTTGTTCTTGCCATATTTATCACTTTTCTTTTTGTCTTTATGGAAATCACATCTGCTTACTTTTACTTCATATTCATAAGTCAGGCGTGACCGGGTAACTTCCAATAAGTCAGCTTCCCATTTCCCGACAAAAATATTGGGAAAGATGCGGTTTCCTTTTTTATCACGAAAAACATGATCGCAAAAGCCTTGTATAATATCAAGTGTTTTCATCTGATCTTTGCATGTTCCTTATCCAGTTCATATTCAAAAAATCCTTTTGCCTTATCATAAAGTCCGTCCTTTATATCAGAGAAATACATAGCGGCATTAAAGGCTTTCAATGCTGCCACACGAGCTTTCTTCTTATAATAGTCTGCCCGTTTGACTGCATTCTCTTCTTTTCTACGTTCTTGCTGTTCCAAATACCGGTCAACCGCTTCTCGTCCCCAACGGAACATGTCTTCTTTGTCGGCAAAGGTGGCAGATTCTTCACGGATCAGCCTTTTCTCCGAGGAAATGACATAAGCTGATATTCCTTTGTATCTGCGAATGGAAACGGCTATGTCGAAACCTTTATAATTTTGCTGTTCGACATAGCCGCCAAGAGTATAAGGGAAGTCTGTCTTTTCTATCATACAGCTTTGATATTGATTAGGGGCACAATTGTATCAACAATTTCTACCGTAGGTTCTATAAGTTCTTTTATCTCCTGAACATTTTTGTATGCCATAGGACTTTCATCCAATGTCCCTTCACATACGGAAGTAGAATACACATTGCTCATTTGGGCTTTGAATACATCCATTGATAATCTTTCTTTAGCTTCGGAACGGGAATATAAGCGTCCGGCACCGTGTGGTGCAGAATAATTCCAATCTTTGTTTCCCTTACCACGACAAAGAAGAATACCGTCTGCCATATTCATAGGAATCACAACATAATCATTGGCGTATGCAGCAATAGCCCCTTTACGGATTATCATATCATCAAAGCTGATATAGTTATGGACTGTCTCAACGGATATTGCAGTGTTCCAGCCCAAAGCTTTGATTATACGTTGTATAATCAACTTGCGGTTGAAAGCGGCATATCCTTGTGCAATCACCATGTCACATAAATAGTGAAGCATTGCTTCATTTGTGAGATACCCGGAATACCCGGCAAATTTTTCCTTCAAACGTTGTATTTCAGCTTGCATGGATTGTGGTTCAACAGTGGATTTCAAGCGTTGAATTTCATTAGAAAAAGCTTTTTTGTCAAATTTGGCTATTTCGGCATGGTATTTGCAAACCTTCACACCAAAGTTCCGCGATCCGGTATGTATTGTAAGAAATATATTATTGGTTGACTCAGCACGCCCCAGTTCTATAAAGTGATTCCCACCTCCCAATGTACCTAAAGAGTTGTAGAATGTAGTTTCATTTATTCCCACCTTCTTACAAAGTTGTGATACATATTCCTCACTAATAACCGGTTTTGCCAGTTGGAATTTAGAGCAGAACTGTTCCATTCTGATAGATAAGAAGGTAAACAAATTCTCCCTTTCTTGTTGGGATAAGGATTGTTGGTTAATCTCAAATCCCATAGGTATGGTGGAACGGATTGCATGATTAATGTCCGGAAAAGAATCTTTTGTTATTGCGTTTTCAATTTCTACACATAACATTCCACAACCAATATCCACTCCGATATGATTGGGATTGACACGATCTGTAACCGGCATAGTGAATCCAATCACTATATCTACTCCTTGATGGGTATCAGGCATAACACGAACTGGAACACCAGTCGTAACCGGATTATTCAAAATGTTTTGTATCGTTCCGATAGCTTCATTTTCTATTGTATTGGCAAATATTTTACAATCTTTGCCGAATTTTCCTTGTAATTCAATCATAATCAAATCTTTTCGTTAAGTTTTTCAAGAAGTTCATTCGCACAATTTTTTGCGTATTCTTCATCTTCATCATGGAAGGACTTAACTGTTATCCAAATCCACGCAAATTTGACTTGCACTTTGTAATCAGGAATGAGGTATTTCTCTTTATTTCCGCTGTGATTATCTTCTACGAATGTAGTAGTCTTATTGATTCTGTACCGTTTCATCATTATTTATTTCTTTAGAGTGGCAATTTCTATCAAGTATCTCAATGCACTTTTTAACTCCAGTATCAAATCCTTCCTTATAGCCTTTAGTATGCTCGCCTAAAACATATATAGTCATTGACAGCCAAAATAGAAGTATGCCAACGGTTTTATACCAGCATGGTAAAGATACAGAAAAGGGCTTTAAGGTGATGGAGAAATCACCGATCCATAAAAGACCGGCAATGAGCATGAGTAAATATAAGATTTTCATCATTTATCATTGTTAAGTTCAACATATTTGCCTTGTAAAGAGCAATTCCTTAAAATTTCGGCATTTTCCCGGCCAAATGCAATAAGAACACTTCCACAACCGGGGCTGTCCCCACGTGTTCCATCGGGACGGAAGAATTTTATTCGATTCCTCAAAAACATCATACCGGTTGCTTTCGTGAAGATGATGTCTTGAAACTTATTGCTGTCACACCGGTTAAAAAGTAGTGCTATACCGTTGCCGTGTTCTGCCAATTTTTCTACAAACTGCCATATAAGCGGTTTGGAGTACGGAGGGTTAAGCCAAATTCGCCCCCCCCAATTTTGTATAAGACCATTGTCCTGCTTGTTGTACATGATTTTTGCAGTAGGCCAAAGAGGGTGCATGGGAGCACATGGATCAAGGTCAAATTCGCCTAATGCTTCAATGATTTCTCGTGGTGTGTACCATTCATCGGAAGCGTTTGCAGATCGTTCAAAAGATGTATTCATGTATTACTTTCATTTAGGATTTTACGAATTTCTATATGATCGCAATTTTCATCAGCCTTTTTCAGAATATAAGCAATCTCTTCTTCCTTACTCATGTTCTGTGGACGTTTCGTTGCTTCTGCTCTCAATTCAGAAATAATTTTATCTACTTCGGGATTAGGAGTTTCGTATAATTTTTTAAGTTCAGCGGCTTTACGTTTAATAAGTCGCTCTGTCTTTTTGTTTAATTTCATCTCACAATATTTTAAAGTATTCCTTGCATAAAAATCCTTTTCTTGGTGAAAAGTCTTTGAAGTCGCAACTCATGTATATTTCCTTCCTATCAGCCCAATGTGCCATGTCTTTCTGCCACTGTGGAATAATTTGGTGTGGATTGTTCAGATCACGAAAGGGTTGACAGTGTGGGAGAAAACGGCGGCTTTTAGATTTCCAGTAGTTGACACGCGCAAACGATTCTTTAAAGTCCATAAGGATGCAATACAAGAAATATTCCCCTTTATATCCATACTTGTCTATCAAAGCGGAAGCACGTTCAACTTCTGCAATTTGTCCCGGCGTATCGCATCCAAAGCGAATACGTTTAATCCATTTTACTTTTGCAAGTAGTCGGGCAATTTCATCCGTGATTAAGCGGGCATCCAGTCCTTGATTAAAATCCACTTTGACACCCAGTTTGATGATTTTTTCTATTTGCTGCAAGCCATAGTTTGAGGCCAGTATATTATTATCCATAAGGATAGCTTTCTTCCGTCCAGCTGTTATTTCCTCAATATCCATATAAGGTGAGATTTTTCCCTTCTTTTTTAGGAACAACACACCACTTACACCGATTGGGACAACCACGTGTCAGAAACCCATAGGACAAATTGGAGTCAATATTGTAGATAGAATAATCAGGTTGAAGACGATCAACCTCAACTGGAAGAACTTTTTCAATATCATATCCGGTACCACCTTTTTCTATTTGGTTGGCATTGATATAATAGTTATAGTCAGGTGTGAAAGTGAATACTTTAGCTGTATATACTTTGTCGTATTCACATAGGGGATTATACCATTCCACTTGATCGCCTCTTGCTTTATGGTAAGCACTGATTTTCATAAGTGCTAAATTGGGGAAATTGCTGTCAACGGCTAAAATTCCGATATTCATTATTCTTCAAATTTAGGTCTTGGCATCCATGCTATCGGTTCCCATGATGAAGGTATGCTGCTCATTGAAGAGTAAATCGGATTACCTTTGTACATATCATGGATATAACCATCCATGCAGAACCATACATTGTTGCTATATGTACCGTTAAAAATCGCACCATGTTTACATAGAATGATAATGTCTTCATTTTCATTCGGCAACCGTTCTTTCACTGATACCCACGGAGGTTGTTTTGTTTGCCATCTGGCTCCTTCTTTAAATCCTATTCTAAAACAAGTTATTTTATCCCAGTCAGGATGTACACCTCCAATTTCATTTACGGCTTCTTCTAATGTCTGCTTCATATCTATTTATCAAATAAATTAGTTTGAACCAATGTTCCTCTCTCTGTTTTTATCTCCCCAAAACATTCCCGGTGAAAACGTTCTTCTTGTGCTTCAAAGTATTCTTCATCTATTTCGGTTGCATAGAAATCGAATCCAAGTCCATAAGCAGCTATTCTGCTGCTTCCTGAACCTAAATGACTATCAAAAATTTTGTCTCCCTCTTTGGCGTTTTTTCTTAATATTTCAGCATATAATTTCACTGGCTTCTGACAACGATGGATATTTCCACCTCGTTCTCCAATTGTACACCGGTTTAGAGTTATGATCCGAAGAGCCTTGTCAAAACTACTCCATGCCAATTCACCATCAGACATAGTTAATCCATGTTGTCCTTTATCCCAAACAATCCACCCCATTTTGGGAGGAAGATAGGTAGTAAAGTAGTTACCACCAAAAATTATTTGATTCTTCGATACCCTGAATAGTTCCTCAAAATATTTCTTTCCGGGGGGGGGACTTATCCCAATCTTTTCTTTTATATTGTTTAAAGCCTAAATGCTTCGGCATCCCACCTTTATGCATTATGTCTATGCCATACTGGGGATCGACTATCGCTAAATCAAAGAACTTATCAGGAATATTTTTCATATATTCCATGCAATCCATATTATAAACTTCACTTATTGGCATATTGGCTCCTTTCTGTACTATTAATAAATTGGCACATCATATCCTTTTTCTATGAGGAACTTTATAGCTTTTATTTTTAAACGTTCTCCATACCATTTTTCTGTTACGTTTTCTCTATGATAATGATAAGATAAGTCGCTAACACAAAAGAAGAAAACCAACGGAATACTTTCAATTCCATCCTCTTTTCTTGTAGATTTATACGATATAACGACTGTATCAGAAAACATGGTATTGTCATATTCCAGTAAAGTGGGATAATTCCAAAAATCTAAATGAGCACAACAACCTTGCATCACGGCTAATTGTAAAATATCCTCTTTTGATATTTGCATTAAAGATTTGTCGCCAATAGTTATTTCTTTCATTTTATCAGATCACTTTAATTCATCCTCTAATATTAATCCTCCATTTAGAATATGATTACGCATACCTTCACTCAATGACATTGTTTGCTTCAAACTGGGGCGTACCCAATTATGAACTTTCACGTATGACGGTGGAGCTTGTTTTGAAGATTTCGTGTGCATCATATCCCCTCCGCATTTACATCTCATGATGAAGGGAGTTACACCTTTGTCTTTGTATAGAGTTACCTTATAATTATTGCATTTATTACATTCATATAGGTTATATTCTCCCCGGCCATCATAAATTTTAGCATCTTCAATACTTGCAACCATATTATTGTATTGTTGAGCTATATTATCTTTACTCATTTAATCCATATTTTTCATTAAACATTGAATCTGCTTCTTGAAACTGTTTTGTAAAGCGATTCTTTTTATAAACTTTCGGTGCAGTACATCCAGTTAGCAAAGCAAGGAGTGTACAGATAAGCAGTATTTTCTTCATAATATTTTTATTTATTCGCATAACCCATGGAACAGACTCATGCAGGCATATCCACCTTCTGGCTCGAACATATCAGGGGTATGTTCTTTAACATATTCCAAAACTTCCTCTACATAAGGATATTGTTTGTTCTTACAAAATCTTTGAGGTATGTATGATGGAGGGAAGAAGGAATGTCCTACGCTTTTCTCTGCTTGAATCAGACGTTGACACATTTCAGGATCATTTTTGGCTATAAGTTCAATTTCTTTGTGCCGACACATAATACATGGGAAACATCCAACACGTGAGAATCCGCGATAATACAATGGATTCGGTTCCTGCCCTGCATCCAGTATGCAATCTATAACTTGCTGCGCACTCCATTTAAAGATTGGCCTTAGAACAGAGGCGTCATATTGGGAACACCATTCTTTGACATCTTTACTTCGGTAATTTTCAGTTCTTCCTTTTTTATTAGGTTGAAAATACGATTTAAAGTACATACATTCCTCTTCCATTGCCGCACGTGCTGTACTTTCTCCGGCTCTGATACCTTGTATGATAATGCAGCTTTCTTTCAAAGAAAGTACATAATCAATCATTGGCTTCATTTTTAGTTCACTGGTACAAAACCGTGCATTCGTGGAAGGAAATCTTTTCTTATGAGCTGCTAAAGACACAAAATCGTATTTTGATTTGAGAGTTATAAGTTTTACTCCCATTTGCAGACAAACATCATTCACATGTTTATATGTGTCAGGGTGTTCCCAACCGGTGTCACAAAACACAGCGGTTAAATTCCCCCCCCCCCCATATTGTTTGAAGGCTTGGATCAAACATGCTTGTGAATCCTTACCACCTGAAAAACTTACTAATATTTTCATTTTTATGTCATTTCAATTTTTACATATTCATTTTTATTAATCCCGGCACTACCTTTGGGAGAATACACTAATCGGCCTCCATTATCCAATATCTTTTGTACATCTTTCATAGCTTGGTGTGCTTGGGTATAGTCTTTGTATTCTTGGTGGCCTATTGGATATTTGCAATATCTTTTGCCACCGTCAGGCATGATGCTGATACCGAATACTGTTTCATTAGTTTTTCGGTTGAAATTCTGTTGAGTCCTTACTTTCATTTTTTTAATACATTTTCCCAGTTTAAGTATAAATACACATTCGTTGTCCGGTGCTCCCCAATTGGTGTTACCAACTCCGATGGTTATAGATTCAAGTTCAAAAAGCATTGTCCGTTGGGTGTAGCCAAAACGGAAGCGAACATGAGTGTATTCTTTGGGATGAAAGCCGTTTCCACGTGTAATACAAGAAAAACAAATAGCTTTCTTACAGTAGAAACCAGTCTTTTCATAGGAATTGTGACCTCCACATTTTGCTAATCTTCCGATCCAGTATTTCTTGATCTCTCTGTATTCTTCTTTCTTATTTCCGGATTCGATCATTTCATACCATTTTGCTTTTAATGGCAGGTCAAGGATTTTCATATTAACCATAGTCTAAAAGAGTTGCGGATTCTGTTTGTCATGAAGGATTTTTTGAACACGTTCAATTTCTTCATCTACTTCACGCTCAATTTGTTTACTTATTCGTAAATCTATCTGTCTCTTATTTTTAAAATATTCTTTTTGGCAACGGCGCATTTCTACCACTTTGTCGAAAAATTCTTTTGGAGTCATAGATTTAAAAGGTATGGAAAAGGCCGCTTTAATGCGGCCTCCCCAGTGTGATTACTTTTTTCCAATCAGAAAGTCTTTCCATAATTCTTTGAATTGTTCTCCAAAGTAAATTGCGATTTCACTTGATTTTACAGCAAGGCGAGAGCCGACATGCGCAGCCGAGCACGACCAAGCGATACTCGAGTTCGCAGAAGCGAGGCCGCAACTCGCACCGTTATACGCACTACCGCCCCAAAGAACCAGCCGATTACGATCCTCTTCGTCCATTTCATCAATTTCTTTCTGATTATAAAGATAAAACCACGGCGTATAACGGTATTCATCTTTAGTAAATCGTGGAAAATCAGGATCGTTGTTCAATGCACGGGCAATTGTGCATAGTTTGATGTAGGCGAGGTGTGCAATATCAGCCACTTCTTCTTTGTGTCCGTCTTCATCTTCAACAAGTAGGCGAACAATAGGTTTTACACCTATTGCTTCACAAGCATCTTCGTAGGTTTTGATATTGTGATAATCTGTATAATCCGGCTTTTGCTTTCCGAATAAAGCTGTTAGAATACTAATTGCTTTAGGACAGTCGTTTGCTTCACTAAAAGCGGCTGTAACCTTTTCTTGTGTGATTTTAAGTTCTGACATAATGTAAATTATTTATTGTTAATACTATATCCGAATAATGCAAAATCTCCCCGGCACGGATCATCCGGGAAAATTGTTTTCATGTAATTGGTTACTTGTTGAACCATTTTCCAGTCTTCTGTTTTGCGTGTTGTTATCCCAAGCCGGTGTGCCATCTTTGCAACATGCGCATCCAATGGTATGTATAATTCTGTTGGATGAATAATAGTCCAAATACCTAAATCCACCGGCGATTTTCGTACTACCCACCGTAGAAACAGACAAATACGCTTGCATGGAGAATCACGCTCCAATTTTGGAATACCTTTTACGCCACCAAAATCTGTTTGTATTTCACGGATAACATTATTGTAACCCTCATAAAAGACTTCCAAATCATCCCATTCCTGATATATGTTGTACAACCGCTGGCAAATGCAGAAAAAGTCATGGTAGGTGAACATACGGTAGAAGGTATTTGTATTTTCTTTGTATTGTTCCCATACTTTGTTCATAATGAAGGCGTAAGGAGAATTACCCATTAGATTATCCAAAATTTCCGCTTGCTGCATTATCAGTTTGCGATTCCCGAAAGCTATCCATGAAGTAAGAAAGGCACTGATTTCTATGTCCTTTTTATCACTGTACTTATGTGGGAAAAATATAGGATCATCTTTTATAAAATCAGGTGTTTCAAATTGTTTTGCCCAGTCAAGTAGTTTGTTTCTTAGTTCTTCCATAATATTCTTCTTTCCATTTTTTGAAAGCGGCTTCTTTATCATTTGATTTCATTCTTTGCATGAATGATTGATGGGATTCCAGTAGTTCTTTGGCCTCTTCATCTCCATTTTCCGATCTTTCAGTTAGATGTTTGATATATTCTCCATAGAACATTCCAGTGTTGTCATTATTTTGTTCATGGGTTTCATTAATTGAAAGAGAAGAAACAATTTCATCACGCTGTGCATCGTATTCATTTAACCAGCCGAGAATGATATTACCGTCCAGTCTATCGTAAATCTTACCGGAAGCCATAGCATTACGGAAACACAATTTGATTTCCTCCAATTTGAGATAATAGAATCTGTCTATTATTAGATCAGCGGTAAGTGCCACTTGAACATCATTCATCGTTTTTCCAACATTGAAAAAAGACACAAGCTCGTTAATCGCAATTACCAGTATAGCTCTTGCACCAGCCAATGTGATTTCTCTTTTTATAACGGAGAGTGGTAGATTAGGAGTATTGAGAACAGCTTCTTTAATCGAACTTACGTGCAATCCCTTGTAATACTCCGCTTGCAAGGTCAGCAAGTCTTTCAACGCTTTCTTTTCGGTTGCCGGGAGATTGCTGTTGACTTGAATTAAGTTGTTTCCCATACTTGTTAAAATCATTATTAGACCATCTGACTAAACGTTTGGAAACTTCAAATGTACGTTCCTTCTCAAAGCGCATTTTCCGTCCTCCGCATTCAGTCCAATACTCGAAAAAGTCCTTCAACATATCATCAGGATATTTCCCTCTATACATGAGAACTTCACTTCTGAATTTGTCTTTCCTTTCAGAAAGAGAATCCTTATTCATATTCATCTTATGGCTTAATCCGGCCATGAATGCTTGTTCCAATGTTGCATCAGGATGATCCCGACACCATTGGGCTGCTAATTCTTCTGATTTCATTTGATTTATAATTTAGATAACCAATATTTCCATACTCGTGAGGCTACTTGTGCCATCATAACGGGTGGTACACTCATTCCACAGATATAATGTGGGGATTGGTTGTAAAAGTTATAGTCGATGGGGAAAGTAGATACTTTACAGATTTCAGATGTACTTAGATATAAAGGTTGTGTAAAGTGTACCAAATCATCATGCTTGGAAGTTATCGTATTGCAAATGCGATCTTCAAGTATATATTTCTTTGAGAAGAATAACTCTTTACCGTATAGTCGCATACATGTATCAGACATGTCTTTATCAGCAATTTCTCTATGTTCCCAAACATATCGAATTTTTGTACCATTTTTAATTTCTTTCCCCTTAAAGTCTGTTATTTCTTTCATCAAAATGGGTATTTCATTAAACTTCATACAAATATGTGGCTCAACATTGAAGAGGTCTGAAACTTTTAGAAAATGGACTCCCAAATCATGCCTGATACATATAAAGAATACACGTTCTCTTTTTTGAGGTACTCCCATTTTAGAAGCATCAAGAAGAAAATGCTGACAATAATAACCAGCTTCCTCAAAGCCTTTGTATATACGTCTGACATAATCAATCGCATTCCCTAAAAGAAGTCCTTTCACATTTTCAGCAATAACAACTTTAGGTTTTAAGCGTTTGGCAAGTGCAATAAAATCAAAAAAGAGCGTATCTAAAACTTGTGTCTTTTGACCTTCCTTGAATTTCTTTTCTTTACCCCACGCATCTTCACGTAATCCCGACATGCTAAATGTACTGCAAGGTGGTGATCCGTCCAATATATCTAAATTGTACAATTCTTCGGGAAGATTATTCCTTCTCACTAAATCACGAATATCTTCTAAGAAAGTATATTGAGGATTATGGTTTTCAATGTAGCATTTCATCATTTTGGGATCTATTTCATTGCAGCCAATTACATCAAATCCGGCTAACTTGTACCCCATTGTAGAGCCACCACCACACGCAAAGCAAGAAAAGACCTTTCCTTTATCTTTAGTAAAAACAGTATCTTCTAAAAACCAGCGATACGGATAGAGATGTTTGGGGGGGGGTAATTACATCTTTCATCATTCCACCTCCCATAATTCAGCTACTCTTTTGAACTCTTCATCAGCCGCCGGAACCGGGCAATCTTTGATCCATTGCATATCTTTTACTTTCCATAACGAAAGGTTTGTGTTATCAGGAATATGCTTTTTAATATCAGGAAAAAGATTGAGTCGAAGAGATTTACTTTCCATAAGTTCATCTTTGTAGTCCAACAAAAAATTATTGGTCTTCAATAAACTATGAACATCATTAGCAGAATGTGGAGTGTAAACAACTCCATCGAAATATCTGATATAATTGGGAAGCATATCAGCCAGTGCCGTATATAGAAATAATTTTCCTTTATTGCCATAGGCCAATTTCTGAACGGTTCTGATACTTTCGGCCAAATTTGACAGTTTTTCAGGAAACAAAAGTGGCTCTCCACCAGTTATCATGATCTCTTTGTAATTAAAATGCTCAACAACTGGTAATTTTGAAAAATCCCATGAGTTGTTGCAACACATAGGACATTTGTTCGGACATTTGGTTGTAACCAATAGACGTAACTTTTCCATTATAATGATATTGTTTGGGTAAATTTTAATTCTCCGGTATATCCACGCGCTTTCAATTCTGCGATAAGTTCCCGTGGAGAAAATCTTGCCAATTCAGGATTGGAATATATTTTCTTCAATCCCCCCCCCCGGAGTTTTCTTACGGTTTTTGGCATAAACATTACCGCACTCTTTGCAATATGTCTGCAATCCATCTTCGGTTGAAGCATTTTTCCAAAACTCGCTGGCCGGAAGTTCCCGGCCACATTTACTGCATTTTTTAAAATTTTCCATTATTCCTTTTCTTTAATTCTACCATATTCACATATTAGTAAGGCATCCGAAGTTGCCAATGTAACTTTTGCATACGGGAACAGCTGTTGAGCTTTCTTCTTTAAGGTGTTTTTCCATTCTGTCTTACTCAATTTGTCTGTATTCCGTAATCCGAAAGCTTTTTGCCAAATTTGTGGAGATACTGTTACTGTCGGAATCCCACAAGCTATCAATCCCATAGTCAGCTGTCCGTAACCTTCTCCAAAAACAAAAGAGGCAGAAGCACTTTGTCCGGTCATGCCATTCACTCGTTCCAAATAACAAACGCTATTTTCTTTGTATATAGAGAGAAAATCTAATAAGTCTTTGGGAGTTGGTGGCATTTTGATACACTCCAATAATCTGTTATTCTCGGTGTCGTACACTACAATTCCACCGTTTTTGCCAACATCTATACCTATGATCCTTCGTTTCATAAATTATACTTTTTGTTTACAAATCTTTTGAGCTTAACTATATCTTTCTTTCCAAGCCTTAGTGCTTCACTGGTCTTGATGTCAGAAGGTGATGCTTTACAATTCTCGGTTATCCTTTCAAAATGTCGGATAAAGGATTTTAAGAAATAGTCGGGAATTTCAACTTTCATAATGATTGATTTATGAGAATAAGCCCGGACTCGAACCGGGAACTGTTGCAATCAGGATTTTCGTTTCTGCTTCCGTTTGTACGTATGTCAAGTGTTAATAGCATGATTACCTGACTCGTGATGCTATTCGTGCATTTTTACCACAGAAACTAAGCGTCTTCCAATTCCGCCACTTATTCGTTTGCCTCCACAATAGAGGCATTCTTATATGAACAAAAAGACTCTTTGTAGTATCTACCGCCGTGGAGCGTATGCAGCGTACTCGGCTCGACTTGCAAAGAGAAGAAAAAAGGTGAGGCATGATAGTTCCCGGATAGGCGGTCAAGCCACACCGGGAGAAGCTGATTATTAATCGGGTTGATAATTATTATTTTAGGAATTTAGCAAAAGTCTTGATTGAGCCTTCATTATTACTTTTTAAAGAGGCCAATTCTGTATTTTTAGAAGTTAGTGTAGAAATAACAGATTTATTCTTTTCGATTTCTGCATCAATATCACTATTAAGTGTTTCCAAATCGGCTTTTGCTTGTGCAAATTGAGACAATATCGTATCTCTTCTTTGTTGAAATGTCAGCATATTATTTTGTCATTTTTAAAAATTCAGGAGCAATGCCATATAGAGGTGTCTTCCCGTCCCACTTGTCTATAAATTGTTTATATAAAATCTCACGGGTGAGTCCACGGGACGCAATTAAAGCTTGTTCTGTTTTTAGTTGCTCCAGTTCGTTTTGCTTCTTTTGTTCTTCAATCTTCTGATCAAGTACCGAAATATTAGTGTTTACCTCGTTACGGCTATCTATTTTATCGCGGACAGCTCTTGAAAATTCCAATTGTGCGGAGAAGGTCAACAACTGCAATCCCCGTTTCTCAAATTCTTTATCAACGATCTGTTCCAGTCTCTTTTCAAATACCAATGAACCACCGTCAGCCATCAGACTGTCTGTTTTATGTTTGCGACTTTCTTCTTTGATAAGATCATATATACGTGGCTCCAAAATATTATCTTCTAATGATTGCATAAAGCCATCTTTTCCCGATGGGGTGTCAGCCTTATCAATATGCTTGTTATCAAATACAATATCAATAGCCCTGTTTTTCATTACTTTATAAGAGTAAGTTGGCCGGGCTGTAAACTCTGTATTGTCGGCTGCCTTTAGTGTGACTGGATCAGAAAATTCTCCGCGCTGATCGAATAGCGGAACTTGAAAAAGCTCTGTGCCTAATTCCCATGTAGATACCTTACCGGCAACGATTTTAAAATCTTCTTTCCCTTGTTTGCCGTAGTTCTCCATAAGGACACCGGCATAATTGGGAGCAACTCTTTCGCATGAAGCAAACAAAACAACGGCAAATAGTGCCACAATCAAAAAATCAATCTTTCTTTTCATTTTCTACTTTTTTTAATGATATTATAAACTATAAATGCTACTGTTAGCATAATTATTGAAATTCCCAACCACGCATTTATGTGATTGAATACGCGGTTGCCAATGAAGAAAGCCGATACGACAAGTACCGGCTTCCAGTATTTCTTTACAGTCTTCATTGTTATTGTTCGATAATGGCAATATCCGGTGCCAATTTACGGATCAACAATAATTGCTCGTCAATGGCCTTGTTGCGTTCCTCTTCCACTATCACTTCTGCACCAGGGGAGCAAAGGGACAATCGAATATTACGCCCGTCCACATCTGCAATGATTTCCACTTCAATCTCTTCTGCAGGGCGACCTTTGAAAATCGGGACAATAAGATTGAATGAGGCCGGAAGATTGGAGTTGACAACTTGGCTGTAATTGTCAGTGCGACTACCGTTGTCTTGTCGGGAGTTTTCCACTTTTGAGTCAATGCTGGCTTTGAAGTTCTTCAAGACTGTTACCAGTTCCATGTTGTATTGTGCATCCTTGAAGAAGGCACGATTCATTTTGAAGAACTTTGAAAGCTGCACCGGTTCCCATGTCTTGCTTGTGTTAATACCAAATTCAAGAAACTTGGGATAGTATTTCAACTCACCTCTTACAGTAGCTTTATTCCTACTGTCAGTTTCATTGGTGACAAGTTTAAGTGTCATTTTCTCCCGATCAACAAGAATATAGCAACGTTTCTGATTGATCTGTTCTTTTTCAGAGATTCTTTTCAAGAGAAATTCATGAACACTTCCAATTGTTCCGGCTAATTCTACCTTATCAGGCTCCAGTACCGGTAACTCATTTTCTTCGTGAAGTTCAATAACCCTAAGTGTTGCTTCGGTCATACCTGGAGCAAAGTTCACTTGCATCTTTTCGTTTTCCATGCTGTTCTACAAATTTTTAGTTTTATTTTTAAATGATTTGGCAGGTTTGAAATGTGGAGTATAATGCTCCGCTATGACAATAGTCTCGTTTTTGTGTATGTTACGAGCTACTTTTCGTTTATAGTGTTTGGGTGACAGTGTGCCAAAACCTCTGATATAAAGAGTCTTTCCATTAGCTACTGCATTCACGGTCTCTTTTAGTGCTGCCTCTATGACAGTTCGGACTTCACAAATAGCGATACCGGTTGATTCGGCTACTTGCTTGATAAGTTCTTCTTTTCTCATGGCTTATCCCTCCGTACCAGTAGATTCAATGTCCTCGAATACAGTTTTTTGCATCTCTTGTGCTTCCATCGGACGTTCTTTAACCAAGTCACCATTACCATTGTAATATCCGGTAGTACGGGTGCTACGTTCCATGAACTTAAAGCATTCATCCGTAATTTCCTCATAACCACGCTTTATATCGGTAAGCAACGTTTTTTTACGCTCTTTTTTAGGTTTCATCTTGTCTTTGTATGCCTGCATGAAAGCTTTCTTTTCTTCTTCCAGTGCGGCCATATCAAGATCAATATTTGCCAACTCCGTTTTCCGTTCACCCATTTCTTCCTCACTGAAAGGAGAGGTATAGGTGATTCTTTCAACTGCTGCGCAATTGTCTTCCAACATTTGTCTGCGAAGCAATGGATTCTTGTCTTTAAATAGTTCTTTATCCATATCATAACGGTTTTAAGCCATATCGGGCAGAACCGACAAATGGCTGTGGGTTAGTCCTTATGTTTGCTTTGTGTATATCATCTGTACGATGATTGAATAATCGGGGTAATCCCGTTATTTTGTCATATACAACCAGTTCAGACGATACATAACAAATAAAGCCTTTCAGTCGCTCTTTCAACCATGCGTTCTGATAGGCTCTGCGTTCACGATACTCTTGGTAGCTCATTCCTTTGGGACGAGCTGTGAGAAGGGGAGTGTAATTTCTCGCCCCCCCCGATTTAGATTTACTCTTTCCCATCAATCAAATTTTTATATTGTTTTTCTGAAACGAACTTGTCGCAGTTCTTATACCAAGTGCCATCATTTATTTTGTATGGGTTGCTCGTTTCATCCACTTCATTCATAATACCGACTACCGCATTTTCTTTGTTGTTATCATCCCATACAATAACAACATCGCCGACAGTCGGGATATATTCAGGCTGTAACTTCTCAAAATTGAAGGAGTAATGTTTTTCTTCCTTCATGGCGGCAAGCATCTTTGCCTTTTCCTCTTCTGTAGCTTTACGGAATCCCTTCATGCCTCCGATACCAGCTTCGGGTGTGAGTTTTACAAAAACTCTGTCACCTTCATCGTTGGAAGGAACATAAGCGACAAGGCCGAAAGGTACTTTTATTGCTGGTAAAAAAGGAAGCGGCCTTTCTTCTCTAATTTCAGAGAGAATCATCATGCTGCCCCCTCCGCGATTTGGATTGATAATTACGTCACCGGGGATGAATGTCTCACCTTCAAACTCAAATTTACCCCCCCCCCATAACTTTTTGGGTAGATTGCATACTTTCTTCTTTCACGATTTTTACCATGTGTCCTTCGGGCACTTCAACTGTTACTGTTCTCATTTTAATTTGATTTTAAACTGGTTATTGTATTCTATGTATTTTTCCGGGCAGGTTGTTTCTATAATTCCGTTCATTGTAGGAATACGAAACAACTTGCCGGATTTATGAAGCTCTTTTTCAAGCTGTTTTGCTTTATGTAAAGCAGCCAAAGAACGTGTTTCATTTTCGATCAGTTCTTTAGCCGCTGTGATACTGTTACTAATTTTTTCACATGAATCCATTACTTGACTTCTTCTGCGTATGGAGTATCGTCTTCCTCAAAATCGTCCGGTTTCTGACCTTGTGCCTTTTTCCAGTCTTCAAACATTTCATCATCCAACTGGCTCTCTGTTTCAAGAACTTTAATCATGGAATCTGAAATGCCGGTTTTGGGCAGGAATTTGAAAGCCCAGTTCACGATTGTTTTTCGAGCCATTTCTTCAAAGTCTGTGTCCCACGGGGATTGCTTGCCTTTCTTGACAGCCTCACTACGACTTTTTATTTCTTCAATACGTGCTTTGGGCATTGCATCGAATTTTACAACACCGGAAGTCAAGACTGCAAAATAGTAGCCTCCAAGAAGATCACCACGTTCTCCGAATACATTGGGTTTGTGGATGATAGTGCCACCGGTACCTTTTGTCATGCTGAACTCGTCATTAGCATAAACCAAATCAGAATAAATATCTTTTACAACACCGGTGCGGATCAAAATATCAACTTTACCCATGTATGAAGCTTGGAACTTCACTTTGCCTTTGTACGGTACAAGATACCCCAACCTTAGTTCAGGATTGAGCGTCAGACCGGTAAGAGAAACGTTTTTGATTGCTTCGACAAGATGATCGGGATATTGCCGGGCACAGTCAATCAAATAAGGATTATTCAACATTGCCTGCATAGCGAAATTGACTTCACGGGCAAATTGCTGTTCTGTGCCACCAGCTGCTATAAATGCCTTTTTAGGGGAGATAAAACAGCTTTCCAATCCTTTCAGTTGTACTGGAAAGGCTGGTGGGGCAGAAGGAACGGGCGGTTGTGGTGTGGAAGGTGTTGGGGAGACCGGTTCTGTTTTTGTTGGTGAAGGAGCATTGTGTTGTTCCATTCCCAAGTTCCCTTGTTGGGGGGATTGATTCTCTGTTTTACTCATTGTTCTTGATTATTATAAAAGTTAAACATCTTGTTCTTTTCAAATGCAGGTGTGTCAGGTATCATTATTCTTCGTCCTTTGAATCCCGGCTGAATAAATATCTGTGCACCGTCAAAATCATTGTTTTGTGTACAGTAAACATGCTGGTCTAACAATTTCTTGAATGCCAATGCGCTTGCCCCCATTTTCACAATTCCGTCTTCCAAATGGAAAGCCCAGTTAGCTGCACTGACAAATACTGCGTCATAGGGAGCTGTCTTTTGTTGCATAACCCAGTAGAACTCCTTCCATACTCCAGTACGTTCATGTTCAAAAAACTGGTAGAAGGCTGCCGAAATACCGTAATGAAATTTGGCGATAGTCCGGTTAACTGTTTCTTCATGAAGATCATCAACCGCCAATGTTTTCCAGTCAACAATTTTTTTGGCCGTTTCCACATCAGGGCGATATTTGAACTTGCATCCTTCGTATTCAACGAAATGGCTAACTTCGGCTTTTCCCCATTTTAATATCTGCCTAATCTGTTTGGAGGTGTCCCGGCAATTATTAAGAAGCTCATAAACCATTGTTTCAACCAATTGTATATCGGTTGTGCTTGTCAATGTTTTACCGGGATTTGATTCTTTGGCCTCTATTAGTGCAATCTGATATTTTTGGGTGTCTCGTCCATACGGACAGCCAGTTTTAGGATTTATAGGTGGCTCAAATACAAGAAGATTGTTTCTCCATTTGTCAAGTGTTCCAGTATTAACAAGACTTTCCATTGCATCATGGTACAGCGAGCCTTTTTCAGAAGCTTCAATACTGATCTCGAACATTTCAGGGTGCAATGCCTTGTATCGGGCAAACTTTGGGGACACCATATAATCTTTAATCTGCGTACTACTTAGGAAATCTTTGAATCTTTCTCCACGGTGGTATTCTTCATTTGGCAGATTGTAAATTGTATCTTCTATATTACTCATATAATGAATTTGGAGTTTTACAAAAAACTCCCTACTTTCGCAAGCAAGGAGCCAATAACTAACTAAAAAACTTATTCATCACTTGTAGATAGTAATTCTTTGTAATTCTGTAATATGTATTCTTTTTCTTTATCTGTAAAAGAATAGGCTTTAGCCATAAATTTCATTGCCATATCCTCATTGTGATCGGAAAGGGGATAATAGTCAGTAGCGAATTTGTAAGTAAGCCTATTCAATCGCTCATACTTAACTTTGACCTCTTTAACCCGTCCGCTTATTTCCGAGATAATACCGGACGCTTCTTGCATCTTTTCGTCATATTCTTTTTGGTCTTTCGCTGCTTGTTCTTTCATAACCTTGTTCTGTGCGGCAAAGTTTGAAATCTTTTCGTATAGTTCACTTGAATATACAAAGCCACAGTTAACCTCAAAGTCTGGCTTGATAGAGTAATTGTATTTATCTTTCTTGACGAGATATTTGTAGTCGCTTCCGAGTTTGTTCCAATCGTATTCAACTTTGCGAAGGGTTTTCGCATTACGTAATGCTTCTGCTACCGCATTCGCTTCTTCCATGTCTGTAAAAGCGTAACCTTCAAAGAATGGGATCGTGAACACTTTCAAATCAGCAGGTTCAATCTCAAACAATTCGGGAACCTCCGGCTTATCCATAATTTTGATACCTTCCTCCATCATGCGGAGTTTAATCAATTTCTGTACATCTTCCTCCGTTAACGCAAGAATCTCTTGCTCGGTCATTTCTGTAAATCCTTTCATACTTTTAGCATTTAAAATGTGTTCCCGTCCGCGTTCCGATGGATTGTTGGCCGTAGCTTTTTAGCGGTGACCGCTTCTTGCGAAGCACGGGTATATATATCATTTAAAGTATCTATTCAGTTAAGAATGTATTTATAAACGCCCTACGTTTACTTTGTCATAATATAAGTTGTTTTTGATAACTTAGTGATTCGTGTGCTGCATCTTCTTATTGGCAGTCCGTATTCACACTCTTTTCACTAATCCGCTTTGGCTACTTTGTCGGTCTATTTCGCCCTTTAGATAAGCAGTAAACCTTGTTTTAAGTCTTTATTTGTTCAGACTATACAATATGTCAAAGAACGTTTTGTTAGTTCCCGGAAAGACGGCCAAATCCGTCCGGGATTATTTTCTTTCCATGAATTTTCTCAAAGCTGATTTGGTAAAAATGAGACTCTTGCCATTTTTGGTGTGAGGAATATCATGTATTCGATTGTATAAGGTTTGCAACTTCCATCCGAGAAATACAGCAGCTTGTTTGGCATTCAAATACTCTTCGGTTTCAGCAGTCGCCATTTCAGTTACAGCCTTTCTCACATCATTGCGAATAAACTTGTGCAGTTCTTCTGCAATCATTTTGGCATCTGAACGGTTCATTTCTTTATCGCTTCGATGGTTATCTGATTTTTATCTTTGTCGATGGATATTGAATATCTTTCAACATCTTCACGGGGATCAGTAAAAGCTAATTGATAGGCGTAGCTTCTTGCATTGACGCAATCCTTGTAAGAATCCAGCTGCATTACTTTGGAAGAACCAGCTTTAATGCTTAGAATATCTTTCTTTGTTACTTTCATATTATTTTCTATTTTATACTTAAATTTTCCACAAAAAATTTGCATAAAAGAAAGCTAACAACTACATTTGCCAATGAGATATGTAGTAAGTGGCTTTTGAAGTCGCCAGCTTTCTTGTTGTTCAAACTTACACTCTTTGTTTGTTTGACGTTGCAAATATACTTCATATTTTCAGAAGTACAATAAAATACTTCTTAAAATTTGTAGTATTTCGTATGTTATAAAACATGTTTTAATGTAAATTGTTGGTTTATAAAATGTTATACAAGTGAGGTTTGCGTAAAAAGAAAGCTTTCTGAAAAAAAGTAATGTCGTTCTATTAGTATTGTAATAATTGAAGAAGTAAAAGACGATCTCATTCGGTAAGGTGCTGGATTGCTGCATAGTTAGCCCTTAGACGGTTTCCCGTTTTTGCTATATGCAGCATAAGAAATGTCTCGTTCGTATAAGTACGCCGTTCTTAGCTGGCCGGGCATTAACAAGTTACCCGACTTCCCGGATTTTTCGCTTACTTGTAGCTGTGCAGGCATCCCGGTTTCGTTTGCCTCTCAATATCGCACGCCCTTCGCAGTATTGAGTTGTAAGAGTGTAACCCTCTGTCTCTCCGCTATGCGGCCTACCGCCGATTACACAATGTGGAGAAAAAGAAAATCCGCAAATAGGTAGCAGCTATTTACGGATTTCTATATATAAACTCCAAATAGGATGTTTAATCAATTTATGTGGTAATACTGCTACTATTACGGATGCAAATATACTACTTAATTTACGAAGTATGCAAGAAGTTGACGATAAAAAATTGAGTGATCTCTCAAAAAGGTTTTTGCAAGCAATTTCATATTGTGGTTTGAGTGGGTATAAATTGAAGAAAGACAATATTATATCCAGTGAATCAACTCTTACCAGTATAAAAAAAGGGATTCAGTTACCAAGTAAAAAAACAATTGATGCTTTTTGTGAGAAGTATGATGTGAGCAGAGCATGGCTATATACTGGAGAAGGTTTGTTTGCAAAGACTCCATCAGGACAGATAGAACCTTCGGAGAAGGATATTAGGGATGCTCTGAAAAATGCGAGAATGCAATCAGACTCTACGATTAGTAAAGTAGCTCCTTATCTTCAAGATATTCTTGTAAAAGTAAAATATGTTCCGATAGATGCTGCGGCTTCATTTGTCGAAAGCTTATATAACACAGCTTATGAAATTGATTCTTATGGTGTCATGCCGGAAGAAGGTGAAGTGCTTGATGATTCTTATATGGTCTTTCAAGTACGTGGTGACAGCATGGAGCCAACTATACCGGACGGAGCTAAAATTCTTGCTCGCAAAATAGAAGAAGGTTTGTGGGAAAGCGCGTCAGGAGTTGTGAGTATTGTGTATGGGAAAACGCTTTCAGTCAAGCGGATATTGAAAAACAGTCTTTTCTTGGATAATGTGCTGACTTTAAAGGCTGATAACCCCAAGCATGGCCAGTTAGATGTCGAGAGAAGAGAAATAAGGGGGATGTGGCAAGCATTACGCATAATAAGTCAAAAGATTATTTGATATGGAAGAAAGGGCTATTGACAGATTACGAAAATTTGCAAGGTATGCACGTGATAAGGGAGTTGTCAAAGGTGAGAACTCGTTTGAGGCTTATTGTGAATTGTCAAATAGATACATCTATAACTCCATAAGGAACGGGAAGGGGGCTATTGGAACTGATATAATAGCTCGTATTGTGGATAAGTTTCCGGAATTGAATGTGAAGTGGCTTTGTACTGGCAAAGGGAATATGATTGAGACGGATATTGATGCGAATGTCAATTATAAAGCGGCTTATGAGGGTGCAATGATGCAAATAGAAGCTTTGCATAAAATTATAGAAGAAAATAAGCGGAGATGATATAAATATGATACCATTAATATATTTTTAACAAGTATTTTACTGATTATCAGTATGATAGTAAAATGTGTTAGTTCCGTACGCACCGCGAAAGCAAATAGCAAATTAAAGCAAAGCTCTGAAATTCAAGGATTTCAGAGCTTTTTCTTTTTCTCCGCTTCGGCAAAAAATAGCGGTTTTAGGCAGTCCTTACGTGGCTTATTCATGGGACTTTTTGAAAGCCGGTTTTGCTCCCACGAATTGACGCATTTGTCTTTGATTGTCAGTATTTTGCGTAGCTGGTTTTTGAGCGTAACAAACTAATTTTGTATCACTTAAAAATCAAAGAATTATGGGAGCAGTGAAAAGAAACACATTAAGCGTATTGTTCATCATTAAGAAATCAAAACTTCTGAAAAACGGTGAAGCTCCTGTTTGTATGCGCATCACCGTAAACAAGCGAGTAGCCGAAGTTATGATTAAACGGAATATTCCTGTAGATTTATGGAATCAGAAAAAGGAATGTTCCAAAGGAAAAGACCGTGTAGCCACAGAACTGAACCACTATATTAATACGGTTCGTGCCAAAGTATTGCAGATACACCGAGAACTGGAGATAGATAACAAGCCAATAACAGCCGATATAATAAAGGATTGTTTTTACGGACGGGACAAGGTACAGCGCAGTTTGCTGGAAATGTATGCAGAGCATAACGAAAAATGTCGTGCCCTGATTGGCAAAGAATATACTGAAAGCACCGTTACCAAGTTTGATACTTCCATAAACCGCCTGAAAGAATATATCCGCAGTTGTTACCACCATGATGATATAATGTTGGCAGAACTGGATGGGCAGTTTATCCGTGATTTTGATTTTTGGCTGAAAACGGATAAGCATTGCCAAAACAACTCTGCATTGAAACATTTGAAGAACTTGAAAAAGGTTGTCCGTATTGCTTTGGCTAACGACTGGATAAAGAAAGACCCATTTTACGGCATCCACTTCAAGCAGGAAGAAGTAAATGTGGAATTTCTTTCACGTGAGGAACTGGATATTCTAATGAACAAGGAATTTACTATTAAACGGCTGGAGCAGGTAAGGGACATTTTTGTCTTTTGCTGTTTTACTGCGCTTGCTTTCGTTGATGTGCAGCAGTTAAGCCGTGAACATCTGATAAAAGACAATAGTGGTGCTTTATGGATACGCAAGGCACGACAGAAAACTAATCAAATGTGCAATATTCCTGTTTTATCTATTCCTCAAAGGATATTGAGGAAATATGAAGATAATGCAGAGTGCATAAAGAAAGGTGTACTTTTGCCTGTAATCAGTAATCAGCGCATGAATGCCTACTTAAAAGAAATCGCTGATTTATGCGGCATTACTAAACGTCTAACTACGCATGTTGCAAGACATACTGCGGCTACAGTTGTTTTCCTTGCCAATGATGTATCAATGGAAAATGTGTCTAAGATTTTGGGACATTCCAATATCCGAATGACACAGCATTATGCAAAAGTTTTAGATAGCTCTATTATGCGTGATATGGCAAATGTGGAAAGAAATTTTCTTATAAAATAGAGAATGAGGGCAATCAATAGCTATATGCCATGCTATTGATTGCCTATTTTTTCTTGAATCATTTTCCTAAATGATATTTGAGAAAATCATAATAGCATATCATTTTGTAAAAAACGCTTTTTAGATTTTCATTATTTCCTTCTAAAACAGAAATATGCTTATTCAAGACTTCAAATAAATCGTCAGAGTTGATTTTGTCTTTTTTTAGATATGGTATATATTTAATATATTCTAACCCAAATTCGTCGATAAAATCAATCATTGTTTCTTGATAAGATGCAACATCTTTTTTCTTCCTAATGTCATATTTTCCGGTAGGCTCATAAAATTTATGTTGTATAGCCAATAAATGATGTTTTATAATTCTTTCATCAACAGTGTCTATGGGTTTCTGCTCTTGATAGTAATTTGAATTGACCAAATATTTAAAGAATGGCAGATATTTTGTGCTCTTTAATAAAGCAGGTAAAGTAACATTTACAATATCATTATTATTCAACGATTTATCTTTTATAAGAATATCTTCAATCAAATCTTTCCGTTCATAACGTCTATATCCAGCCTTTACAACTTTATTAATAGCACCTATCCCCAAAACAACATCTAAATTCTTGATGTCTTCTTTTGAATCAATATTTTGTACATAAACTTTAGATGACGAGTCTGTTGTCATAACAAGTTCATATATATGTTCTTTTAATAAGCGAAGTAAACCTGCGGGAAATTTTCTCTTAATAGATGATAATGCAAGAAATAGTGGTCTAAAATCACTCATTGTGATAGTTTTTACAGGAATACGTATTTCTTCATGTGCTATAGTATGAGTTGCATATTCTATCTCTTGTTGAGATACATTATATTGAATAAAAATAAGCCTATTTTTTAATTTTTGCAGGTTGTCACTTGTTAAACATTGTGCTATTGAGTTTAAAATTTTGAGAATGTTTTCATCGGTTAAAGAATAACCAATAAAAATGATTGGATGCTCTGTAAATATCGTAAGTAACTTAGCTGCTAAATATGGATTTTTCTTTTCAAAAGAAATATAATCTTCATCGGTTAATATTAAGGAGTTAGGTTTGGATTGACAGCCATGTATTTTATATATTTCTCCAACTCCTTGAGGAGATGAAAAGAACAATTCTTCTTGACCGATATATGTTTTAAAATCACTAAATATTTTTTCTAATAAGTTGTCGTAGTTTGTTGTTATAATACCGTCTATGACTATTTTTTTGCATAAATCTAATTCTTCTAAAAGTATTTTATCTTGGATTTTGATATCCATTTTCCCTTTCAGATAATGAGATATTTCTATTTTTAATGCAGAATATTTATTTGTATTATATTCTTTATATCTATTTCTACTTTTTTCATATTCAGGCAATTTCCACCATCGTTCATGTAAGTCTTCCGCAATTAAAGATGCTATTCGAGGTAGCTTACCACCGGAAGATGAAAAGTAATATTGATAATCTACATTATTTAATGTAGCAAACCGTTTTAGCAATCCTTCCCAATCTTCTAAGCCTAAATATCTACGTGAAAATCCAGAACCAACAAATAAAAATGGTGCAGTATTATAATGTCCAATAAATTCTAATATTCTATTTTCCATGATTTTAGTATTTAAAAACAAATATACGGAATTTTATTGGGTGCAATATGATTTTGTTTGATTTCTTTTTAAGAGGAATTTTCCGAAGCTGAATAAAACATTAACAAAGGTAAGCTCCGTATTCCGTCCGTTCAAGCCCAAGCCCTACGGGTTTGAAAGAAAATCTCCACACCTGCGCTACGCTCCGGGTTGTATTTTCTTCCAAAGGCTTGCACCGACGGAATACTACACTGATAGAGTTAATGTTCTTAGTCAGTTTCGGAAAAAAATGTGTTTTTTAAGGGTAGCAGATTATTCCTGCCGTTCTTTATTATAGTAGGTCTGCAAAAGCCGTTCTATGTCGCTTTGACGATAGATTATTTTGCCTTTTATCTGAATGTAAGGGATAACACCCGTATCTCGCCATTCTTGCAGCGTGCGGATGCTTACTTTCAAATATTGGGATGCTTCCCGGTTGCTTAGAAACTTCTCACCGTTCAAATGCGGTCTGCTTTCCCTTGCCAGTTTACCGATACCCTCTAACATTCTTTCCATAGACTGAAAGAAATCCTTAATTATCTCATTGTTGCCGTTTATCAGTTCCATATTGTTATATCGTTTTATTGATTTATAATTGGTTTGAATGATTGATATATATCACCTGTCAGTTACGCAAATACTCGCCATAATAAGAAATGGAAAGGCTGTCTTTTACCTTGTCATAGCCGATATAAAGCTGTTTAAAGACTGAAACGATAAAGTAACGGCTATCTTCCTTTTGTATTTCATAAGTGGCTGGTTGCGCCTGTCCGTTATCCGATACATGGAGCATCGAAAGCAGATACTTTTTCTTACTTTGGTATATCATTACCGTAGGATGAAGATTTAGACTTTCCCATATTCCGACAATGGCAGACAAGTTGAATGACTGCTTTATTTCTGTATTATTTTCTTCTTTCTTTTCCATAAGACCATCTTTATTTATTGTTTGATATATGATTTGTTTTCTTGTTTTCCGTACATTCAGCAATCAATCTTTCTATGTCGGCAGATTTATAGTATAGTTTGTTACCGATTTGGGAATAGCCCAGTTTGCCACTGTCCCGGTAGTTCTGCAAACTTCGGATGCTGATACCGAGCAGGGCGCACACTTCACGACCTGACAACCATTTCTCCGGCTGGTGAGTATTCTCTCTACAAATCCGTTCCACCTGACTGACGAAACCGGAGAACTGCCCGCATATCTGTTTAAAGGTCTGTTCCTCAATAGTTACGATATTCATACGTCTTTCTCTTTTGGCTGGTTGAATATTCCTTTTTGCATTTCTTCCCGGTAGAGAGCCGAAAGGACATCATTGTGCGCACTTAAATGTTCTTCCAGTACGTTATCAATAAAATTTCCGATGCTTACCTGCTTGTTTGTAATCACGCCTACAATCTGAACAATACGTTTCTGTATCTCTCCGCTTATGTACACGCTTTGACGATTGCAAACCGACCGCTTTTTAAGAAACACCGATTTATAGCTTTCCTGTTCCTTACTTCCAGTTTCCTGTAATGATTGTTTTTCTTTTTCCATGCTTTCAAATTCTAATAGTTTATAAATAGGTTGATTGATTTCTGATATTGATTGAAAGGGAACAAGCCAATTTTATAGCAGTGTTGCTATATTTCTAAACGGTTTTCAAATATGGTTTAAAGCCATATTTGAACCTTGCTTGACTGTCTTATATATTGTTGCCATTCAATCAATTTTCAGCAAAGAAAAGGGTAAAAATAGATGCTTTTAAAAATGGGGTTGCTTTGTCCGTTTGTCTCCCAATTTGGCGTAATAGGGCATATTTCAAAGGTAAATTGCTGTCTGTAATTTTGTAACCAATAAACAGACATAGGATAAAGCCAAGCCGCTTGCTTTTGCAATCTGACCATAGGGAAGATTTTTGTTATCACATGATAACAGCAAGTTGTGTTTTGAGGCACTCATTTCATTTTTTGTGCCTCAAAACCTTGCCACCTTAAAAGGTGGTTAGTTTTACTCCGAAGTCGTATAACCAGTAAATAATTATCATTATGGAACAGAAAAAGAAGCCATTTAACAAAGGCGGGTGCAAGCCTAAACTTGACCCACGAACACACCGCTATTCTCTTAATTTGGACGATGTGGAGAACGCCAAGTTCTTAGCCTTTTACGACCAGTCAGGTTACAAGGTAAAAGCACATTTTATTAAGAACTGCATCTTTGGGAAGTCGTTTAAGGTACTTAGGATTGATAAAAGCAAGGTTGATTATTACATCCAACTCTCCCAACTGTTTTCACAATTCAGGAGCATAGGCATACTCTATAACCAAACGGTGAAAGAACTTCATTCCAACTTTACGGAAAAGAAAGCACTTGCCCTACTTTACAAACTGAAACAATACACTGTTGAACTGGTAAAGACGAACCAGCAGATTATTGCGCTTACCAAACAGTTTGAAGCATCTTATAAGGAAGAGGGGATAATATCGGCAGAGAAATAAGTACAAGCTTGCCCCCCCAAAAAAAACATCTCGAAACTGCCACGTGTACAGCTTCGAGATGAATTTTTACTGTTAGTTGTTTGCTTTAATATAGGACTAACGGGTGTTGTATTCAGTAAATTATAATCTTTCTCCATAAAGGATCACTGGTAGCACATTTTTATATTATCATATAATCTTAACAAAGATAATTATTCTCCTTTGAAAATGAAATAATTATAGAGAAATGACTACTTTTGTTTCATATAAAAGTGAAAACGCATAATTGAGCATATGAAAAAGTTGATACTATTCTTTACTAATCCGATTATCGGAGGAATCTTGTCTTTAATAGGAATTTTGGAAATCCTATTTAGTATCCCATCCTCATATCTAAACTATAGAATATCATTGTGGATAATAGTTTTAGTCATCGGATTTATCATTCTTGCATTATATTTATATAAAAAGCTACGAATTCTATATTTTATTAAAACATATACTTCTGATAGTTTTGGAGGATCTCGTACTTATACTTGGAAATGGAGTAAAACCACATCTTATACCAATGTTTACGGATATATGCCCGACCACATTAATGTTCAAGATATAACAAAGTTAGATTCTAATACAAAAGTATATGATTTCAGTCACTGCATAACAAACAAAGATTTATTGCAAGAATATATAATAGTTAGTTTATATGATAAGGTAGAAAACAGTAAGCAGACTAATCTATTTATACAGCAATTACATAACCTTGAAGCTCATTATTATAAACAAAAGCAATAAGACCTTTATCCCAATATTTTAAATAGAAAGTACATATCGGCAGATGAACAACAAAAACTTGCCAAAAGAAAAACATCCCGAAACTGCCACGTGTACAGCTTCGGGATGAATTTCACTCTTACCTATTCGCTTCCGTGTTCTTTCTCGAACTTTCGAAGCGTACCCACATCAAACCGTTCCTTTATGAACTCTCGCACATCGGAAGCTCGGTAATAGGCTTTTCCGCTAATCATCATAAAGGGCAGTAGTTTCTTGCTTCTCAATCTCTGCAATGTCCGTGTACTTACTTTGAATAGCAGGCATAAATCCTGATTATCCAAAAGTTTGTCATTCGGCATCACTTGGGGGTTGGTCTGCAAACTCTTTACATCTTTACCTACTTCTTCAAGTTTCTCAAGTAATTTTTGCATCCAGTCTTTGAACTCGTAATTATCTACATACATATTTGCTTCATTTTTTAGGTTACACATTAATGATTACCAATCGATTGATGAAGCAAAGTTCAGAAAAGTGAAGCAAACAAGTTACAGGGTAGCATACGCTACCCCGTATAAATTGATGCTAAACACCTGATTATCTATACCCTTTATTTTCGTGTTCTTTGCGGATAAGGTTTGCCAGTTCATTAAGGAACTCCGTTAGTTTGGCTGGCTTTCGCTTGATGACATCCATGTACTTTTGGTGATAATCACCCAATTTGATATTGAAAAGCCATTCAAAAGTTTTGCCTAAATCCGTCAAGTGAACGGGTTTGCCATTCTGATATATTATACGCTGGGAGAGAAATAGACCGCTGACAATTTCCATGATATTGATAAGGCTTGTTTTATCAGCTAAATGGAGAGGAGAAAAGAATAGCTTATTTGCGTGTTGCTGGAATTGTTCGGGGTATTTGATACGCAAATTCACTATGCGTACTTCTGTTTTGATTAGTTCTATTGCTTCATCAATCAAATGCAAATAGGGTATTTTTTTCTTGCTCAAACCGCACACGATACGATTTAAGTCGATGTAAACCAAAGGAGAAATAACGAAGTAAAACGCTATAATCCTGTTCGTTTAAACTGAAATCAGCTAAATGTGTAGCCAGTTCTTCAATAGCTTCTGTAAATTCGGATGCAGAAACTTTACGCTGTGAGTATTCCGATAATAATCGGAAGAATCTCTGTTCCAATAAATTATTCATTATGGGAATTATAGAAAGAAGTCCTACCAACATGGTAGAACTTGCTTTTTTAATAAGTTATTTATTTACAAACTGAAAATCATATTCATTATATCTGTTACCAATATTAGGATATTTTTTTAAAAGCAGTTGAATATTAGAGACATCTTCCATTGATAGATTTACATCTACCGCTTTTGCATTTTCTTCTAAATACTTAATCCGTTTAGTTCCCGGAATAGGAATTATATTTTCACTTTGTGCCAATATCCAAGCTAAAGCAAGTTGGGCTGGGGTTATTCCTTTGCTTTCTGCTATTTCTGCAATTTCAATAGTCAGTTTTTGGTTATTTTCCCAATATTTACCGTTATAACGTGGCAAATGCTTGCGGAAATCATGTTCTTCCAATGCATTTACGTTAATAGTATTTGTTACTAAACCTCTGCCTAACGGTGAAAATGGAACTAAAGTTACACCTAATTCTTTTGTCAATGGTAGAATCTCTTTTTCGACATCATGTGTTAATAAAGAATATTCACTCTCAACCGCAGATATAGGATGAACATCACAAGCTCTTTTTAGTGATTCGGGAGAACATTCGCTTAGTCCCAAATAGCGCACTTTACCCTCTTTAACTAACTCTGCCATAGCTTCAACTGTTTCTTCGATTGGTATTGTGGGGTCAATCCGATGCGCATAATACAAGTCTATAGTTTCGATATTTAATCTTTTCAGACTGTTCTCTACAGCTTGTTTTACATATCTTGGAGAAGCATCCACATAACTTTCACCACCAGCGAACACGCTACCTTGACTATTGCGTAAGCGAAAACCAAATTTTGTTGCAATGAAAATCTGATTTCTTTTTTCTGCTAATACTTTGGATAGTAATTCTTCATTAGCACCATTTCCATACACATCCGCAGTATCCCAAAAATTAATGCCAAGTTCTAAAGCACGATGCAATGTCTTAATGCTTTCTTTTTCATCGGCTACTCCATAAGCAGCACTCATTCCCATACAACCCAATCCGATAGCGGATAGGTTTACTTCTGTTTTGCCTAATTTTCTGTACTTCATTATTTATATTTTTTAGTCAGTACAAAATTAGGTAATGCAAATATGGCTGATTAACACTATTCAAAGCATCATTTGCACAAATCAAATAATTGTTGCTCTCTAATTTCGCTTGGCGTTTTTCCTGTATGCTTACGATAGAATTTACTGAAATAGGCTATGTTTTCAAATCCCAAGCTATAAGCAATTTCTGAAATAGAAAGATTACTATGTAATAAATACTGGGTACATTCTTTAATTATTCTTTCCGCAATCATTGTAGAAGTAGTTTTTCCAGTAGTATCTTTTACCACTTTATTTAAATGATTAACGTGTACAGACAAACGGTTTGCATAATCGGCAGGAGTACGCAAACTTAATACTGAATGTGGATAATCAACAGGAAATTGTCTATCCAATAATTCTATGAATAATTCGGTAATACGTTGCGAAGCATTTGGATGTGATTCATATTTATTTAACTCCTGCATTTTTAAAGCTGTATGTACCAACAAATGAAGATAACAACGTAAAACATCATGTTTGTTTGCATAGTCTGACTGGTTTTCTTCCTGAATTTTGGTATATATATCCAAAACTTTGGTAATTTGTGTATCATCCAAGAAGAAAACTTTATCTCCCGTTACTTTGAACAATGGACTATTAGCCAAAGAACTATTTTTTTCTTCTGACTGTACAAATTGCTCATTAAATATACAAAACATTCCTTTCTGTTCTTCACTGATTGATTCCCAAGCATAAGGGACTAAAGGATTAGAAAATAACATTGCAGGACGATTTACTAAAATCCATTTATCTGCATAATATAGTTTTCCCACACCAATAATCAAAGTGACTTTGTAAAAATCTCTGTAACTGAATTGTACTGTCCCAAAATTACATTGTCGGGAGAGAACATTGAAATATGGTTTCTCCTTAGAGTAGGTTGTACCCGGTTGAGGGTCACAACGTTGGATTCTTTTATAGAACTGTGGAATGCTTTCGGACATATTTCAAAAAGAAATCCTTAATTGTAACTCCTTGGGTGGATAAAAAGTTCCGATAATAATAAAAGGATTAGTACCTACATTATGGAATTTCTTAGTTGTCCCTAAAAAGAAGTATAAATCTTTTTTACACCATTCTGTGAAATATTTCTCTTTTACTTTTTCACATGCAACTTGTTCGTTTCCATTAGCACCAGCAAGGCAATTCCAATAAAGCATTCCTAATTCCCAATCTTCAATCATGAGTTTTCGTTCTTTACCATCTTCTGATATAAACTTATATGAGAACTCATAAGGCAATTTTTTAGCTACTTTGAATATTCTTTTAGTTTCTTCTACATCAAATAAACTATGTTGGGCTTGATTGGCATATACAGCATCTAATTTCTGCTTATTCCATTCTCTTGAAGATTCTTCCCAAACAAAATCAATAATTCTTTGAGGTTTAAATACGGCTAATGATGTTCCTATTTGAGGATTTTTAGCTTCTTCAATAAGCTCAGCCATATTATAACGGACATGTTTTAAAACAATAGACTTTCTTTTTGCCCAGCCATTTTTTGTACCAATTTCTCCTACTATTTTTATTTCATTATCTATATTTGCAGGACGAAAACTTTCTTTCCTAAAATCACTTGTGTTTTTAACTAAATCAAGTTCTATCCACTGCCATTTACTATATCTCTTATCATAACTTAATTTACGAAAAGGAATAGGGTATATTCTTATCCAAGTGCCATCTTCCAAGAAACCAGCAGTACAAACTAATTCATCGTATTTTTCCGATAGAGTAGGATATGTTTTTACAGCAATTAGAACTCGAGTTGTAGGCATATTTTATAGATGTTTAAGGGTGTAAGTTATGTCAGGAAGTTGCATTAAATATTTCGCAACTCTTCCTCTGTGGCATTGTTTGTGACTTTCTTCAAAACAAGTTAAAGCTACACGTTTCTCTGTATCAATCAATTCTCGGACATACAAAAGATAATCCCAATTTTCTTTTAGGGTAGATTTTTCATATGACTCAAAAAGAATTTCATAATCTTTTTGTGATTTTAAATCTTGTCTTTGTTCTGATTCTATTCCCAGTTGCGGTATATGGATATATTTTATACCTACTCCTGTACATGCTTTCTCTAATTGACCTTTAGAAAATCCATATTTTTGACTATAAGCATTTTTACGGACATCACATAGAATATGTACATCATTGATAAGGAGAATATTAATATATTTTTCTAAAGAGCGTCCTTCATATCCTATAGTGAATAATTGAGGCTCTGTAAAGGTTCTTTTTTGCTTATCTATTACCGCTAATTCTTCCTCATTTAGCAAATTACTTGCTATTGTACTTTTTGTGGCGTAATAAGGATAATTGATATAAGTATAACGGATTAATTCGTTCTGAGATAAACGACCAAATTTTTCTTTTATTTCCCTTATAGCGTGCTGTTCAAACATATCAAGCATCATTAAATAATTACCAGATTGACAAATTTGTATTCTACGACCATTCTCACTTTTTATAATACTTAAGTAGCCTAATTTAGCCAATGTCATTATGTCCTGATTTGCTTGAAATGAAAAGCAACCATAGTAATAAGGAATAAAATCAAATGCTTTTTCTTCTTGCTTCCGTGTAAAAAGAAACAAATATTTCTGAAGCTGTTTGGCGGTCAAATGACCGTCGAATGCTTCAATCAGTGCTAATAATATTTTTCTTCTATAATATAACATATTGCAAAAGTAAGAAAACTCTCTGCATTTTCATGTTAAATATAGCTTTTTTCTTTTATCACTCTCTATATATACCTATCTTTACGCCAACTCAAACAACCACCGCAACACCAAGCAATCTAAAGAATTGCAAACGTGGGGTTATTAGTGGGAGAAAGAATTAAGAGCTTGCTAAGATATTGAGTACGTGAGGAATAGATTTAAGGTTCATCTCCCGTACGCACCGCTTCTTAAGAAAGTAAAAAAGTCTTTGATTACATTGATAATTAAAGACTTTTTTTATGCATTACACGAAACCAAGATCGCTAACAGCTACAGTCTACGACTAAGACTGACGGATATCTTAAACATTCTGTTACCCGCCATCGGACATCAGACCTATAAAGTCATATATAAAAAAGATAATAATTCACTGCATCATCTGGGTTATTCAATTTTAAATAGCACCTT